CAGATGGCGGAAAAGACATCGCCAGACGCGCCGCCGAATTGTGCGGTGGTGCCTTAACTGATATTCACATTGTTGAAATAGTTCGATTTCCCTCGTGACATATCGGGGGAATTTTTATTAATGCAGAACTTATTAAAAGATTAGAAATTAAAAAACGAGCCAGCTTCTCACGAAACTGGCTCGTTTTTGGCATTAAACGCTTATTTTGATACAAAGCGCAAGATAAAACGGCAGCCGGGAAATTGGGTGCAAGTGGGTGCATAATAAAACGGTAACGGCCTCTGCCGGGCGCAAACGAGCATCCGAAACAGAGGTCGCGTTTTATTTTGCACCCAGTGGGTGCAATAAGAAGAATTAGATTTTGTGAATGAGACAGTTCAATGATGTCAGATCATCCTCATTGATTGGATGTTGTGTATAGCCATCACAAAGCAATTCAGCCTTCACTTTATCATATAGATCTTGACATACATCGGGGCGAGTGGTGGTTTTGAGCCGGTCACTGTAACTAACGCTAGCAGTGGTAAATGTGTAGTCACAGTCTATCCTTGAAGTATGAGCAAAGGGATTGCGCGTAATATCGGCGGGTTCATCAACAAAATGATGAAACTTTGAACTACCGATCATTGCCGGCTTAAGAGTTTGACATTCAACAAATTCGTAATTGGGGTGGTTGTCCTGTCTGCAAATGTACATATGAGGCTTTAATGCGAGACCAGAACTGATGTTAGGAAAAGGTACGAGCATACGAATAACATCTTTTTCGTTAATCAATTACAAGCCTTCCTTCGTCATCAATCTCAACATATACGGGATTGATCAGATGCTCATTTTCAGAGACAGAACTCAGTACATCGTAGTGTTGTTCGGTTAATCGCTCTGCATCCTGTTTGCTGAACACAAAATAGTGATTATCGATATTAATAACACTACTATTGGTGATCATAGGTAGTGGATACATCTGATCCAGGAGATGCATCAGATGCACATCGTCATCGTTGAAATCAGCTTCCGATAAATCTACTTGGTACTCGCCACCCATGATGCGTTGCTCTTTGACCTTCCAGATATTCATTCTGTGAGTTAGCTCAGAAAGTTCTTTTTCAGACAGAACGCTAACCAAGAACAAACTCTTTTGGGCCCGGTCGGAGTTCAGACCTCCTTGCTGTTTAGCATACTCTGCTTTTGCGGCCATGTCAAAAGAGAGGCGCTCATGAGTATAATCGCCCCAAACATTACTGAAAACCGGACCACGTTGATATCCCCTTAGATGAGAGAAGTCTGCTGGCTCTCCATCAATTTTCGTGAAAGCCTCATAAAAAAGCAGAAACTTCTGTAACTTAAGTGCAGAATTATATTCTGCGTTACCGTTTTCCCTTAACCAGCCACTTAATAATAGCTTTCTAGAATTCGAATAAACCATAACCATCCTCCTAGTTAGGCGCACAATGAAAAATCGATGTAATACCCTATGCACAAATAGGCATGCATACCACAATTGACACTTTTGCCTCTAGTGGGTCAGCTTAGAAACACAAAGCGCCATTAAAAGGATGTGATTTTTCAACATTATTATAGCTTGTTTATGTGAAATGTGCAAGCGTTTTTGCAAAAAAGGTCAATCTATTCCTTATGTCACAGTATACACATTAGCATTGTTGAATATTGCATACTATGCGGTGGTGCTCTGAAGATGATTCATATACAATAGAACCGAAGATAAGAAAATCCGCCACCGGATAATCCGGTAGCGGATAAGGGGACAGTATCACTTGCGGTTATTCCGGTATACGTTCAGCATAGCCCCCATAGTCTCATATAAAAAATCCTGCTCTGCGTCGTCACAAGTCTGCAGCAGAGCAGTAAATCTATCGGTGTTATCGGAAATGGGGTACTCAAGAAAATCCTGGACCATGTCGTTGACGGTGCAGCCTAGAATGTTGGCCATCTTCACAGCCCTCTCCAGCATGATCTGCTGTCGTCCACTCTCGAACCTCCAAAGCGTTGTAACGGAAATGTGCATCCTCGCGGCGAGTTCCTCCTGACTCAAACACTTCTGCCGGCGCAGTTCCGCGATCCGGACAGCCACCATCTGTTCGTTGTAAACCATAGCTAAACCTCCAAAATTTGCGTAGTACATAAACTATCGTTTATGCCATCTACTATCATACATTTCATTTTGAAGGCTAGTGATATAGGATAGTTTATAATTAAAGCTATCGTATAAAACGGAGGTCAAAATGGAGAAGTTCTTGCAGGAGGTTGGAGCCCGTGTCAAAGAAGCGCGGATGCGGAAGCATCTGTCGCAGGCGCAGCTTGCCGACCTGCTGGGCTTGACACCTCCGTATATCAGTAATATTGAAACCGGCAAACAGAACATGAGCATCACCGCGCTGGCGAAGATCTCCGATGTGCTGGAGGTTTCGGCGGACTGGATTCTCAGGAATAACACGCCGGACGCTTTGGCTATCACAGCAGACGAGCTTCACGAACTCCTCTCCGACTGCACTCCGGCGGAGCGCGTTGGCATTATGCGCGTGGCACGGGAAACGAAGAAAGCCCTGCGTGACAGCGACCGGACTTAATCCTTAAAGCACCACTTCCGTATAGAACTCAGCCATATCATCAAGGTGCAGGCACCCAAGCCGACAGCCGGTACCATGGCCGCAGCCGCAGTCGATACCGATGCGGTTCTGCCCGTGCCGGATGTGGACAGGCAGTTCATAGTCGAATCGGAATGTTGGTGTATAACCGAAGACCAGCACCTCGTCCTCCCGGAGCTTATCACGATGGTCGACACGGTACCAGACAAAGAATGTCTGCTCGTCCCAGTCCTTGTAGTTGCAGGTTTCATACAGATATGCCGGTGTAGCGTGAACAAGGCGGTATGTTTGTTCACCAAACTGAATAACTAAGGCAACACCGCATAAATGGCAGGATTCACATAGGCGGACATGTATTTTGTGAAAATCAACAGGATGCCCCATGCTTATGCTCGCAGGGGCGCACTGATTCAAGCTGCCAGGCAGGGCCTGTCAGCCAGAATCAGATTCGCTAACGCGAACATGATATTGAATTTGGCTCTTTGCTTTTCGAGCCCTCGGTATCGTGTTTTTCGGAAACGCAGCTGTTTCTTGACGACGCCGAATACGTGCTCCACTTTCGCACGAACAGAGGACTTAGCGTGTTCTGCTTTCTTTGCGGCATACTGGCCGCTTTTGCTCAGCTTCTTAACTTGGGATGGACGGCGATTGATCCTGTATTTGATTTTGTGTCCAGCCTCGTTGCGAATGATCGCATCATCACGTTTCTCCGCACCGAGATAACCACTGTCACCGTAAACAGCCTCTTCTTCTCCGGTTAACAGCTTTGATGTTTCTGCAACATCATGAACATTGGCTGATGTAGCCTCCATGGTATGAACCAGTCCGCTGTCCTTGTCAACGCCGATATGCGCTTTATAACCGAAATGCCATGTATTACCCTTTTTCACCTGATGCGCATCCGGATCCCGCTTCTTTTCCTTATTTTTCGTGGAAGACGGAGCGGAAATGATGGTAGAATCCACGATCGTTCCTTTTTTCAGAATGAGACCTCGTTCCATAAGCGCAGCAACTACCTGCGCGAACAGCTTCTCCTGCAGTCCGTTCTTGATCAGCAGATTGCGAAAACGGCCGAGCGTATCGCCATCCGGAACCTGATTGCTGGAATCTATCCCGCAGAAATCCGAAAACGCACGGCTGTCGATCGCTTCCGCTACGGTTGCCTCGTCACTCAGGTCGTACAGGTTTTGCAGCAGATAAAGCCGCACCATCGTCTCCAGCGGATAGGGCTTGTTGCCGCGCTCTCCTTTGTAATAGCACGGCTGAATCATGGCAATCCATTCCTTCCACGGGACTATTCGTTCGATCTGAGCCAGAAACTCTTTTTTCTTCGTCCGCACCTGCGCCAGCTCATCGCTGAATGCGGAAATCGTCAGCTGTTTATCCATACGTCCATTATATCATATTTGGCTGCGTTTTGCTTTTTCTATGCGGTATTGCCCTAATTCCGTGGGTAATTCGGACAGGAAGTCGAGAATGGCTTCCTGTTTTTCTTCGTCCAGTTTGTCGAAGGCTTTCTTCGTGGGTGCCGCACCGTTGTTCCACCAAAGCCGGGTCAGCCTGCCATCGTCAGGGCTGCGAAGGGCGTCCAGCATCATCTTCTCATGGTTGCCGAGCAGCAGGGCGACATTTTTCCGTGTCATGATGTCCAGCAGGACTTCGATACCGTTCGGGCCGCAGTCGATAGCGTCCCCCAGCATATAAAGATGGTCGCTGTCGCTGAACTGAATCTGCTCCAGTATGTCCCGGTATTCATTCCAGCCGCCATGTATGTCAGACATGATGTAGATCATAAGCAGTCACTTCCTTTTGTTGTGTTCCTCCACGAGAAAATCGTACAGCGCATCAACAACCATGAGGTCAACAGAGACCTCGCTGCCGTTTCCCTCCCAGCTGACGGTTTTATCGACATCATCGTAAAGCCACCAGGCGATGTACCCGGCCTTATCGTCCATCTCCGCCGCAAGAATATCCAGGAGGGCTGCGACTACGATATCGCCTGAATTGGCGCTGTAAAACTCCATTGAATACTTGCGGCATGTATCGTTTATCTCACTGACAAACCGGTCATGCTTCTGTATCCCTTCAATAGCGCGTATGAATGATTCTTTTGATAGCACAGGGACCTCATTTCTTCCCGTCTGCAAGACGGTGGGACTGCTCAGAACGGATCTGAGCGAGCAGCTGATGCCATCTTGCCGGGATGTTGATGTACCCGCTGGTGTACTTGGCTGTACGCAGATGCTCGGCGATATCCCGCTCGATCACCGCAAGGCAGCGCTCAGTCAGCTTGTCGAGCGTTGAAAAGAGGATATCGCACTCCCATCCCGTTGCGTAGGACAGGCGGCCGAGGCAGTAGCGGATGCTGCTCTCTACCAGGAATTCGTAATTCTGAAAGGAAAGGGTCACAGTATCATTGGAATCAAAAGCAGGCGGGTTCATAGGAAACTCCTTTCTATATGTATGTGTTGGTTGATTATTTCCGGTTCTCTAATGCCCGGTTATTGAAGCTATCCTGCCATAGAAAAGATTATTACATCAAAAAATTTCCTGACAGTTCATAGTATGCATGGTCACGACCTGCGAACCTTACATACTGTGAACTGTTCTTTTTATATCCGCCCCGGTAAAATGATAAAAGGAAAAAACACAGGGGTGGAACTTATGAGCGAAGATATCAAGGCAAAGATCCGGGAACGTTATAGGGGCAACGCAAACGCCAATATCGAAGTCATCCCAGCTATCGAACAGCCAAGCTTTTACGAGGATTTTTCTGAAAAGCGTGTCGCCGTGTATGCACGGGTATCGACTGGCAGCGCCAACCAGACTTCATCCTACGAATTGCAGAAGGGCTATTACGAACAGGATGTCACCAGGCACCCCGGCTGGAAACTTGTACGTATATATGCGGATGAAGGAATCAGCGGCACTTCGCTCAGCCACCGTGATGAATTCAAGCAGATGATCAAAGACTGCGAAGCGGGACTGATCGATCTTATTATCACAAAGAGTGTCAGCCGTTTCTCGCGCAATGTCCTGGACTGCATCGGAGAAGTCCGACATCTGGCTTCGCTTCCACATCCCGTGGGCGTATTTTTCGAGACCGAAAACATCTACACGCTGAACAGCGACAGCGAGATGAGCCTGTCCTTTGTGTCCACGCTGGCGCAGGAGGAATCGCATACCAAGAGCCGCTCAATGGACCGTTCCGTGGATATGCGCTTCTCTATGGGCATTTTCCTGACGCCCGCGCTCCTGGGCTATGATGTGGGCGAAGATGGCAAGCTGGTCATCAACGAGGATGAAGCGCTGACCGTCCGGCTCTGCTTCTTTATGTACCTGTACGGATATTCCTGTCAGCAGATCGCGGATACGTTGATGAAGCTGGGGCGGCGCACGAAGCCCGGCAATACGAAGTGGAGCGCGAATACTGTCCTTGCCGTGCTGCAGAACGAGCGGCACTGTGGCGATATCCTCGCCAGGAAGACCTGGACGCCGAGCTATCTCGATCATAAAGCCAAAAAGAATGTGAACGCGAAGCGGAAGTATTACTCAACGGAAGACCATCCCGCCATTATTTCCAGGGATGATTTTATCGCCACCCAGCGCCTGATCGCCAATTCGAGGTATGGGCATAAAGGGCTGCTCCCGTCTCTTCATGTCATTACGACCGGCATCCTGCGCGGTTTTGTGGAGATCAATCCGCATTGGGCGGGATTCCGCAAGGACGATTACTTCAATGCCATCAAAGAGATGACAGATGGCGAAGGGGCAGAGATCGCCGGCGGGGATCCGCAGACCGCTTTTGATCTGACCGGTTTTGAAATCGTCCGCGGCCCGTTCTTTCAGTCCACAGACGACATTGCGGTTTCCGTTACGGTGAACGCGCTGATGTTCACCCGCACAGCTGTTGTCAAACTGGGGAAAACGGATACGGTTGAATTGCTCTTTGCCCCGGTCAGGAAGCTGCTTGCTGTCCGCCCTATCGCGGAGGATAACAAGCACAGCATCCAGTGGGCATCCACGATGGACGGCAGAAGGAATGTCAGGATGGTCTGCGGTACCGCGTTCCTGCCGCTGATCTTCGACATGATGGGATGGAAGCAGGAGTGTCGTTACCGTGTGCATGGTATGCGCAGGCAGAAAGATGACGAGGTCGTGCTGTTCTTTGATATGAAGAATGCTGAGAGGTATATCGACACTGCGCCTTCCGGCCCGAAAAACGGGCAGCCCGGACGTTCAGCACTCTTTGCGGACGGAAGCAGGCCAATGGCCAGAACGTACAAGACTTCAGTGGTCGCAAGCCCGGCCAGCTGGACCGAGAATTTCGGCAGGAAGGCTACGGGCGGTACCGTTCCGCTTGCTGTGGAGGACGGAATGCCCTGGGATGTTTCGGCGGAAGGCATGCCATATCAGACGGATAAGGAAATCAGCCCCTCAACAGAATCTGCCCTGCAGCAGGGCATCAAAGAGATCGTTGATACGATACGGAGGATGGAATGAGCATGGATGATCTGTTCCCACCCCTGATAAACAGGCCGAACCCGATGCAGGAGCCCAAAGCACCCGCCGTGGGACAGCGCGGCCATGTTGAACCCTATGAAGCAGAGAATGACCCGGAATTCAGCTACGATGGTTTCCAGGTCACCCGGCGCGAATACTATGCCCATAACAATGAGCCCGCCATATCCTTCTCGGATGGGCGTCTGGGTATCAACGCAGTCTGCCTCAAAAAAGCCCCGGACGTCGAGTATGTGCAGATCCTTGTCAACCGGGAAAAGAAGCAGCTGGCTATCCGCCCGTGTACTGAGGATGACTGGGACTCCTTCATGTGGTGTACCAGGTCGCATAAAACCAAGTCGATAACCTGTCGGATGTTCTTTGCCATGATCATCGATATGATGGGCTGGGAACCGACCTCCCGGTACCGCGTGATCGGCAAAATGATTCGGCATAAAGACGAGTATCTGTTTGTGTTCGACTTGAGTTCCGGGCAGGAGTTCAGACGCGAAGTCGTGGTAGATACGGAGGGTAAAGAGCGCCGCAAGACTTTGCGGACACCGATCTACAACAGTGAGTGGAAAGGGCAGTTCGGCAGGCCGATGGAGGAACACAAGAAGGCCGTCCAGATCAATATCTTTGATGGTTTTGCCGTCTATGGCATGAAGGATACCGGGGAGCCAAATCAATAAGGAGGATTCCAGCATGGAACAGCCTTTTATAGCAATCGACACCAGAAAAGGAAGGATACGCATCAATAAGAGCTGCTACGATCTGCTGATGGAGCCGCAGTTCATCAAAATCCTCATCAATCCCGCGACCATGCAGCTGGGCATTCAAAGGACAGATAAGATGTCCCTGGAAGCCAGCCGTGTAAATAAGGCGGATACCGCTCATGGCCATGCGGATGTCTACTGCCGCTGGCTCATCCATGACCTTGCCGCCAGGTACCACTGGACGGATGGCTATTCCTACAGGGTGCCAGCGGAGGTGTGCGTGGACAATGAGGTTCTAGTGTTCCCACTGCGGAAAATGATCGTGACAGAATGCGGAGCGCCGGTTGGGATGCGGGAGGAAACCAATGAAGTTCAGATTGAATGTGGATGAAGAGTTCAAAAAGATAGCCCCTCCCATATCCAGGAGCGAGTATGCGGAGCTTGAAAAAAGCATCATGTCCGAGGGGTGCCGTGACCCAATCATTATCTGGAACGGGGTCATAGTGGACGGTCACAACCGCTATGTTATCTGCCGCCACCATGACATACAGTTCAATATCAAAACAATATATTTTGAGAGCCGTGAGGAAGCCATAGCCTGGATCTGCACAAACCAACTGGGGCGGAGGAATATCACAGAAGCCACACGTCAGTACCTGATTGGCAGACGCTTTGAAGCGGAAAAGCGGCTTGGTGCCAGAAATCCGGTGGGCTATAACCAGTATGTGCAGAGGGAGCTTTCCCCTCAAAATGAGGGGAAACCACTCGCTATCGTTAGTAAATACGGCATCGCAACTAACCTCGGCGTCGAATACGGTGTCGCGCATTCTACCATCGAGCGGTACGGCAGGTTTGCGGACGCGATTGACCAGATCAAAACAGCAAGCAGCGACCTAGCAACCAGCATCCTTTCCGGAAGGGTCATCGTCAATCAGCATGACGTGCTGGACATGGCAGACCTCAACAGTCAGCAGATCCGGGCTGTGGCGAGGGACATCCCGCGGATAACCAGATACCGTCTTGAACGCGAACAGATCATTGATTCTGTCAGGACAGTGCGAAAGCCGGCACAAAACCCGGCAGCTGTACAGAAGCCGATAACCGACATGACGGCGACAACTGTCAAGGATATGCCAAGCTATGATCCTGATGCGCAGGTTGCCAGCCTGACGCTAACGATGCCATCATGGGGATTGTCAATCAACCGCGTCCGCCAGAACAGTCAGATGGACACAGTATCCTCCCGCGCAAAGGCAGCGCTGCTGAAAGAAATGAGTGCCCTGCAGACTGCCATCGACATGATGAAACAGTGTATTTCAGAGGAGTGAGTATATGGAATTGCGCAATGATTATGAACCGGCGGGGGAAGCAGATACTCCGGGCATGTATATGCCGGAAGGGTCAAGGATACCGGTTGGCATGGAGCAATACCGGGAATTTGTCCCGGACGTCCAATTTGAACTGATCCCCATCAAAGACCTGGTATCGAACCAGCAGTACCAGCGGAAACTGTCGCTGCGCCATGTCGATAACGCTGCTGCTGAGTTCAACGTGTTTGAGATCAACCCGGTCAAGGTCAGCCGCCGGAATGGCATCAACTATGTGTTTGACGGGCAGCATACTGCGGAGATTGTTGCAAAAGAGTCCGGCTCCCGTGATACCCCGGTCTGGTGCATGGTATATAACGGGCTGGACTATAAGTTGGAGGCATATGTTTTTGCAAATCAAAAGAAATTTGCGCGGACGCTGACACCCTATGAGATCTTTATGGCAAATGTAGAAGCGGAGGAAGAAACAGAACTGACGATCAAGGCTCTGGCTGAGTCGTATTCACTGACTATCACCAATAAAAGCAAGATGAACGGCGGTCTGTGCGCGATCTCCGCGCTGGAATTCATCTTCCGAAAATATGGATACCATATCCTTGACCAGACGCTGTACATCACCGTATCCACTTGGGAGGGTGATCCCGTATCGCTGTGCGCAACGATCCTTAAAGGTATTGCTCGGCTGCTGGACTGCTATGGCGAAACCCTCAAAGCAGACCTCTTCGTGGAGCGCCTCAGCCGGGTGCCGGTCAAAGAGATCATCCGCAGCGCACGTGAACGCAATAACGGCTCACTCGGTTATGCCGAAGCACTGCTGACCTACTACAACAAGAAAACACGTTATCCGCTGCGATGGAGCAAGCTGTACAAGAATGCCAGCGATGTTGATGCGGAGGATGAGGGCCTTGAGGAAAACCAGGAAGCGGTTTATCCTGACGAGAGCCCTGCGGAAAGCGAAGTTGGCGATCTGACGCTGCTCAGTCAAATATAAAGGGAAAGGCCGGATGTATTCGCTCCATCCGACCTTTGGGTCAATCATTGACGGTTATGTCGGTGCCGTTTTTGAAGGAGAAGGCGATGCTTCCATTGGGGTAGACCGTGGCATGGTCGACCAGAAGAAGCCAGAGTTGCTCATCCCAGACAAGCAAGGCTTCCGGTGCCTGCTTGAGGGCATCCAGAAATGAACGCAGGCGCTTGCCGTGTTCCGTCTTGGATTCCCGTTCTGCGAGGAGTTTATCCAGCTTCGAAGAGATGGCGCTGTGTTCTTCCATCAGTGGATCGTATTTGCGGTGATAGTCTTCCTTGGTCTGTGCGATGGAAGCATGCTCCCTGACGACGGCGCGGATGAGTTCTGTATTCTGCTCAAGCCGTTCGTTCTCCGCGCTGATGCTGCGGTTGAGTGCGTCAACATTCGTTAGGGCGGAAACGGCAGTTACACAGTCGTCGATGATATCCCGGCGCTGTGCCAAAAGAGCGGCGTAGGCTTTGAGGAACATGTCGCGGATGGCTTGTTCGTTTAATGCGGGTGTCGCGCATTTGCTTTTTCCTGCCTTGAACTTGCTGTTGCACTGCCAGATGATCCGGCGGTACTTGTCGTTAGAGTGCCAGACTTTCTGACCAAAGACACCGCCGCAGTCAGCGCAGTAGAGCTTGGAAGCGAAGGTGCCCGTTCCGCTGTAACTCCTGCCGACAGCCTTACGGCGCGAAAGTTCTGCCTGCACCATGTCAAACTCGGCAGGGTCGATGATGGCCGGGTGGCTATCCTCGACATAATAGCTTGGGACTTCACCTTCGTTTTTCTTGAGGACCTTCGTCAGGAAGTCTACGGTGTAGCGCTTCTGAAGGAGCGCGTCGCCCTTGTACTTTTCATTCGAGAGAATACTGAGAATCGTACTTGAACGCCATGTATCCTTGCCGCCCGGACTGCGGACGCCGAGTCCTTCCAGTTCATTGCAAATGGCAAGCGGCGTTTTCCCTTCAAGGAAGCGGCGGAAGATCATGCGCACGATTTCAGCCTGTTCTTCGTTGACGACCGGCGTCCCGTCAGGGCCTTTGTCGTATCCGAGAAAGCGCTTGTATGGCATGCTGACCTTGCCGTCTGCAAAACGCTTTCGCTGTCCCCAAGTGACATTCTCGGAAATAGAGCGGCTCTCTTCCTGTGCCAGCGAGGACATGATAGTGATGAGCAGTTCACCCTTTCCGTCAAAGGTGTAGATGTTCTCTTTCTGGAAGAATACCTCAACACCGCGCTCCTTCAGCTGTCGGACTGTCGTAAGGCTGTCTACGGTGTTTCGGGCAAAACGGCTGACGGATTTGGTAACGATGAGGTCGATCTTCCCGTCGAGCGCGTCGGCAACCATCTGTTTGAAGCCTTCGCGGTGCTTAGTGCTGGTGCCGGTGATGCCTTCGTCAGTGTATACATCCACGAACTCCCAATCATCCCGCGCCTTGATGAAGCTGGTAAAATAATCGACCTGCGCTTCATAACTGGTGAACTGTTCATCGCTATCCGTTGAAACACGGGCATATGCGGCGACCCGTTTGCGCTTCATGGCGGCAGTTGGCATTGATGTGATGCGGTTTCTCGTCTGCGGGATGCATGTTACTTTTGCCATTTGCTTTCACGCCCTTTCCGGCTGTATTCAGCCGCCTTTGCTCTCATTTCTGGGGTCCAGCTGCTTTTGCGAGAACGGTCGTGCCATACAGCGTCTTTGCTGGTACCATCCTTGAAGCAAATGCGGATGAGGTTTAGGCCGGTCACGTCGATGTGGTCGACCATGTCATCGAAAACATCTTCATCGAACATGGGAATGGCAAGTGCCTTTGCGACAGTGTCCATAAGGATCTGTTCGGGGATCTGTTTGCTGGCGCAGACCGCTTTCCCTTTTTGGTTGAATGTGCTGCAGATCCAGATGGGGTGGGCATACTTAGAACCGCAATTCGCTATTTTCCTGCGGTAGCGGTCACCGCAGGTGCAGCAGTTCAGTTTGCCGGAAAACGGGTAGACCCTGCCGATGGTGGGGCCATCCTTTGCGGAATACTTTTCTCTTCGCCGTTCAAGTTCGACTTGGACTGCATCGAACATCTCGCGGTTGATGATAGGCTCGTGGGCATCGGTCACATAGTACTGCGGCAGTTCACCGTTGTTCCTGACTTTCTTTTTTGAAATGTGGTCAGCAACATATTCCTTTTGAAGGAGCAGATCGCCGATGTACCGCTCGTTGCGGAGCATGTAGTAAAGGGAGATGATTGTCCATTTTCCACCGTCCCTTGAAGGAATTCCGGCTTCTGCTAACTCTTTACTGATTGCCGGGAGACCATTACCGTTTAAGTATGATTCGAAGATCCGTTTGACCACAACCGCTTCTTCCGGGACGAGCTGGAGCTGACCATCGACCCATTTGTACCCGTAGCAGCGGAAGAAGGTTGGCTCACCTTTTTTGAAACGCTGGCGGATCGACCACTTGCAGTTTTCTGAAACGGAGCGGCTCTCTTCCTGCGCGAAAGATGCGAGGATGGTCAGCATCAGTTCGCCGTCAGCGCTGGCAGAGTGGATGTTCTGCTCCTCGAAGTAAACGTCGATGCCGAGCGCTTTCAGTTCCCGCACCGTGGAGAGCAGAATGACCGTGTTGCGGGCAAAGCGGCTGACGGACTTCGTGATGACCATGTCGATTTTTCCAGCGCGGCAGTCATCAAGGAGCCGCTGAAAATCAGCGCGGTCGTCCTTGGTGCCGGTGGTCGCTTCGTCTGCATAGACGCCAACATACTGCCAGCCGCTGTGGGACTGGATCAGGCGGCTGTACTGGCTGACCTGTGCGGATAAGGAATGAAGCATCGCGTCTTTTCCGCATGAGACGCGGGCATATGCGGCAACCCGCAGAAGGCGCGCGGTCTGCGCCCTGGGGGCAATCTTTGTCACCTTTGGCATAATGCCACCTCCTTGTAGTGTGGCATATTACCTCTGCTCCGCGATGTTATCAAGCGGGTGTCGGACAATATACTGCACAAAGACAGGCCGTACTTCTGAAGCATTGTGGTATCAATTTCAGCGTACTCTTTGCCGGTGATCAGGCCTGTATCGCGCATCCTCCGGATGACAGACATGGCTGCAAGGTAGCGGGTCTGGTTTTCATTCAGCATGGCGGCCGCCTCCATACCTGGCTTTGATGTAGCATTGCCGGGAACAATAGCTCCTGTGCCTGCTGGGGAAAGAACGGAAGGATGTGCCGCAGCACACGCAGCGCACCTCCACCATTGACGCCGTGGAAAGATGCTCCGGGTGCGCGTTCCACCAGGCGGTACGGCATTTGTCCGAACAGAAGCGCGGCCGTGTGTGATTCTCCCGGTAACGGAGCGGAAGCCCGCATTGTTCACAGATACCTTTGCCTTCCGCTGTTCCCTTGGCTGCAGCCGCTACGCGCTGACAGTAGGACTTGACGGTGTTTCTGGGGATACCGAGCCTGGACGAGATTTGCGATAGTGATAAGCCGCCGTTCTTCAAACGGATGATGGCCTGCTGCTGCTCTTTTGTCATCTGATTGACTCCCTTCGGATGAATTACTTCACCCGGAACAGGACAGGCAGCGTAGCAAATCCGTAGGGGTTTCAAAGAAAAATGAGGAGGTTTTGAGATGAAATCAAAATTGAGGTACCTGTACCAGATTGAGAAATTAAAATATGACCGGGCGGAGAAGCGGTACCGATATGTCAAAGATGAAAACGGATACCTGTATGCTGACGGGATCTATCCGACCCGTATCAAGCCGGAAGACTTGCCGGAGTGGTACGTCTACGGGCGGTATTTGAAATGCTTCGGCTATCTGTCCGCAAAAGGCGTCCGGCATATGATCTACCGTCCGAATATGGTCTTCAACCATATGTTCAAAGATGATACGCTGTACATTTCATACGGCACAGAGATCCAGCCCACGAAGATTGACAGTTTCGAGCATTACACTGGATACGACATTGCCATAGGCGGCGTGTACATCGTGTCGTTCCTCAAAGCGGCGGAGCAGTATTCCGGGTATGATATTTCGGAGTTCAAGGTGCAGATCGAGGAAAAACGCCTGTGGCTCAAAAATGCGTTCCCGGAGGATTACAAGCATGAAGCACCGGCGGACAGACCGTATTTTGAGTGAGGTGGCTGTATGCGGAAGATCAAAAGGAATGCCGCTCAGTGTAGGCTGTGCGGCGACATCATTGAATCGCGTTATCCCCACGATTTCGTTATGTGCAAGTGCAAAAGCTGTTTTGTGGATGGCGGACATGAATACCTGCGAAGAGGATTTGCCCATTCCCCGGACGACATGATCGAACTTAGCGAATACGATGAGGATGAGAAGGAAAAGCCGGACAAATAAAAAGAAGCCCGATGCGGAAACGCCTTGCACGAGTCCACATCGGGCTTCTGCCGTCAATTATCGGGAAATGGAGGAAAACTCTCCGGATACCCAGCCGACCTGTCCGTTGACCACAACAGCATGCCAGCCGTTCTTCGCGGTGGCTACCCATTCAAAGGAGGCACCGTTCTTGGTGGCGGTAATGCGGCTGTACTTCGTATTATTGCCGGCGCGGATGTTGACCGTGCCGCTGTTGCAGACGATGGACACCTTCTTCGGGGCGGTCAAAGGTACATCCGGGGTTTCCGGTGTCTGTACAGTATCGTCGGGTTTGACCGGCTCGGAGGGAGACTGTGCTTCATCTTGGTCGGCGACTGCCGCCATGAGCGCAGCGTGGGTCTCGCTGCCATAGATGCCGTCAGCCTTGATACCGTTCTTACTCTGGAAAGCCTTGACTGCCGTGGCAGTCTCACTGCCAAAGCTACCGTCAGCGCTATATTTGGGCAGGCTGAAACCCAGCTGGAGCAGGAGTTCTTGCAGAGTTTTCACATCAGTGCCCTTGGAGCCATTCGCCAGGGAACGGCTGCCGAGGGTGTATTCAGTCGCGGCGGTATCGGGGATGCGGACGGGCGCGGTCTTGATAGCATCGCCATAGTCGATGAACGGCAGGGCGTACCAGTGTGTCCACGAACGCTTGCAGACCTGCGTTTTCACACAGCCATACGTGAAACCCTCCCATTCGACAGCCCAGCCGTTGCCGATGTAGTAGCCGACATGGCCATTCTTCGTCAAGGCAAGACCTGGAACTTCCGGGAGTGTGGAGATAGTGCCCCAGGCACAACCCTTGCTCTTGGCATAGCGGAACATGGAGTTGGCGCCCTTGTCCGGGCAGCCGTGGGAACCGTAAGTGCTGGGGATGGACTTGTCCGTGCCGATAGCATCCAGTATCGCCTGACCGCCGCCGGTCCAGGCGTAGCCCTTGGCACCGCCAATGCAGTCGCAGACGACTTCCTTATTGGCAATGTCCTGCTTGTAACGGCTGGTTCGGCTGGAAGTATAGTGGGACGAGTACTGTCTGGCCTTGCGGGACAGCAGTCCGGAAGTCGCCTTATAGCCGCAGGTGCCGTACCAATAAGGATGGCCTACCATCTTCAGACAGTAGGCCACGAAGTGTTCGGCGGTGAAAGGGGTATTGATGCGCTCACGCATGGTCATCGACCTCCTTGTTATCGTTCGTGTCAGTAATCGTGTTCTCGGCGGTTTTGTCCTCGCGACCGTGCAGTTGTGCAAGGATGTCCTTCAGCTTCTCCGGGATGGGTAGTCCCAGATGCGCGGCGTTTTCAATCATGGAAACGCCCTCATTGGACAGGTAGAAGCAGATGACTGCGGAGCGGAGTGCACTGCCGGAACCAACCACGTTCACATCGAGTATGTTGGCGACACCCACCAGCATGAAGATCAAAACTTTCTTGAAGATGCCACGGAAGCCGACCTCGCTGGACAGCTTCTTGTCCACTACGGCACACATCACGCCGGTCACGTAGTCCAGCGCGACAAAAATAATCAGCGCAGTCATCAAACCATCAACACCTCCGATGAAATAGCCAAGCCATCCGCCGACTGTGGCGAAGGCCATCTGGAACTTAGCCCAGATCAGATCAATGGAAAAATCACGCATACTTGGTTTCCTCCTCAAAATGATTGGTATGAAAAAAGCCGCTGCTGGCGGCTTATTCCCAATGTATAGTCAAACGCAGCTTTGTTTACATACCGATGGCAATCCAGTCGATGTTGCGGCGTGTATTGAATGAGCCGCCGACAATAATGCTGCAGCCAGTTTGGGTCTTACTGTAGATCTTCAGCGCGCCGTTGTCGCCGCTCCAGTTGCTGCTGGTAGTCGAATAGCTGACTACGACTGTCGGTACTGCGGTAAAGCCTGCACTGGAGTAATTGATGCTTGCGGCAGAAGAACCGCTGCAGATGGCAGAGCCATACGCGACCTTGAAAGGCAGCCGGGCCGCGGCAACCGTACCGCTGGTCAGGTTGCTGGCGTTGTTGCAGCCGAGATTGGTACGGGCATTTGCGGCTGTGGTAGCGCCAGTACCGCCGTTGGCAATTGGAACGCCGCTGACCATGCCAGCGTGGAACACACGATAGTTGCCCCAGCTGCCGCCATCACAGGTGCGCACCATGACCGCGTTGTCAATATTGCTCTCGTAAGAACTGTTGCGGACTTCCAGCATACGGCGGTCATTGCCGCTGCTGTCGTTCCAGGAAGCAAACGAGGAAGCACCTACATAACTGCCTTCAAAGACAGTGCGGTTGGTCGTCCCATTATATGTCGGCAGCAAGTACACGGATGGGTACAGGTTTGACTGAATGGAAAGGTTGCCGGTCATGGTGTCGCCGCTCTTCTTAACGGCGCCGATGTTGGTACATGCCCCGGCAGCTGTGGTCGCGCCAGTGCCGCCCTGGTCGATGCCCAGCGCGGAGGACAGGATGATCGGCCAGCCGAACTCGACCCGTTCCGCGTTTTCAGCGACCTTACCGAAGGCGATGCCGTTGCCATTCCGAAAGAAGTCCATGAGAACCTGCTTCGTTCCGATGCTGACCGACTGCTCCACATAGTAGAAATAGTCAGTCAAGCGTACTTTGAGGTCGTAACTCTTCAGCACGTCGAAAGTGGCGTTGAGCAGCAGGTTGGTCGAGCTTACCGCATAGTTTGAGGCGGTGACGGTTGCCGCCTGCGTCCATACCGTTGCGGTAGACAGTTTATAGTACACGATACAGGAGATCGTGTTCTTGCCGCCGACAGACGACACAGATCCCGCCAGGGACACACGGACTTTCGTGCCATCGACCTGCACAGTGGAGCCTGTACTGTTGCAGCGCTCGGAGGTGAATTTGGTCAGGGAGGGCGGCGAATAGTCCGTGACCGTGATGCTCCTGGTGGTGGAAGCCGTCCTGCCGCGGGAATCTGCGACCGTGACCGTCATCGTGACCGTACCCGCTGTGTTCAGTGTATTGGACGTGAAGGACGAGGTCGTGTAGGTCACATTGTCCAGAGAAGTGCGGTATGATGAAATGGTGCTTCCATGGACGCCTGCTGCGGAGATGGCGACCGACAGTTTTGAGCGGGTGCGGACATACACGCCGAACTGCGAAGCGATGCCGGCTGTTGCTTCTGATGCCGTAACGCTGGAGATCGTCGGGACGACCGTGGACGGGACGTTCAGCGTAAGGCTGACAGTCGAGTAGCCGGTCTGCACCCCGCCGACATAGGTCGTGCAGTAGATCGTGCAAAGGCCGGAGGTCGCGTTCGGGATCTGCGCGGCCAGGGACAGAGACGGTGTCCAGGAAGTGGATGCCCCGACATCTGTTGCGATTGTGCCTGTCGTGCTGCCAAAAGCGTAGGACAGGGTGTGTGTCGCGCTGGGCGTCAGGCGGTTAGTGGTGATCGTAACCGCAGAACCGAGGTTTACAGACGAGGAAGAGACTGTCGGTGAACTGACGCCTTCGGTATAGGTCACGGTCATCGTAACGCTTGACCATTGCAGATAGTTGCGGGAGTAGCCCTGACTGCCCGCGACCGGGCTGGGGTTGTAGATGCAGAGCGTATTGTTGCCTGCGGCGAAATAGGCAGCAAGGTTCGTCAGCAAAGTACCCGTGATGACATTAGTCGTTGTGTTGCCATAGAACGAGCCGATAAACGTGCCAAGCTCGTCGCCGCAGTAGTTGGCGCCGGTCGCGCTTCCGCTGGTGCTTTGGTAGTTGGATTTGCGGACATAAACGGTCTTGGTGCTGCCCGCACCGTAGCCGGCCTTGTCAGCGGAAATAGAAAACGATATGCCTGTGATGACCTTGTTGGCCAACGACATGCCGGAAAAGCAGATCACGCCAACAAAGTTGGTACCGCTGGTGTAGAACTCCTGGCTTGCGGAACCGCTCTTGTAATTGCTGGACGAGTTGTATTTTCGCGTAATCATGGACGCGGTAAACGAGGCTGTTGCCATATGAACCTCCTTAGCCTGTGTAGATCAGGGACAGATTTCCGTTCGTCTGCGGCTCAAAGGCAAACTTACCGACCTGCAGCTTCGTTAGGATCTCTGCCTGCGTGACATAGAGCTTATTGTTCGACAGGTACGCGACCTCGGTATTGTTCATATAGAACGCCAGCCTGTCGTTGACGACGCGGAACGTGAAAGGGTTGCCGCTTTTGCCGATGACCAGGCCATCCTCTGAGAAAGACATGTAGGTCTGGATAAGCCGCAGCTGCTCCTCGGTCGCTTCTTTCGCGTCCTGTATAGCATTGTTCAAAAGACCGTACTGGCTGACCGTCCAGGTGAAGTTGGATTCGGTCTGCTCGGACAGCGTGGTTAGCTGTTCGTGCATCTGGGTCATGTCGGAAGCGGAAGCGTAGGTCGCCTGGACTTCCTGACGGATACTGTCGGCGGTCGTGTTGATCTGGGCATGGACTTCGGCGAGCTTCGTTTCCAGTTCAGCCGGGGCTTCATAGGCTACCTGGTTCAGGTTCTTGAAGGAGCCGCCCACGAAGCTGAACATCGGATGCTCCGGGTACAGGTAAACCTGATAAGTCGAATACATAACGCCGAGGGCAATGTAGATCAGGCCGTCCTCCTCATCAGGGATGTCCGTTGTAAACAGCGCTTCCGCGGGCGTGAAATACTCACCATTCAGCGCACCGACGATGTAGCAGGTCCTTTGGGCTGTACCTGTAAAACCTGACTTATTATTGCGAAGTGTGCAGCTGGGATAAGACAGGTAGTTGGTCGTGGCCGTTGCCGCAGCGGCAACAGCGCTGCCAGCCCAGAGGATTGGCTTGGTGACGTCGAATGGGACAGACGCGGCAAGGTGGAAGTATCCGTTTGCGTCGCTGACGATCAGCCGGGACGCGGAGATAGCGCTCTTTGCGGTGATAGCATTGTTCAGCCTGATGCGGTCATAGGTGTTGCTGTCGTAGTTCGCGTCAGCCCACCAGCCTTTTGCGATGGTTGTTGTGCCGATAGTCACGTTCACACGGTAGGTCAGGTGGATCGCGTTGCCTGCGGAATAGTGTGTCGAGAGCCTTGTCGTGCCGCTGTAGTAGCATGGGACCGCGCCTGTCGTTGTGTTGTCTTTGAGCGTCAGGTTCAGCGTGACCGATGTGCTGGTGCTGGCAAGGGGCAGCCAGTAGGTCAGCTGCTGGCCGTCTTTGAGCGCAGAAAGGCCGGTCTTGCCCGTCCAGGCGGAAGTGGACGCTGTCTGCGTGCCGACCACGATGTCGTTCGCGGCTTGAAGTTCCCGTACAGCTTCGAGGGCTTCCGCACCCGCGCCGGAATCACCGACAGCCTCCCAGACGGTGCCGCTGTAGCGACGGAGCAAGGGAGGGGAAGATGAAGTATCCATCCAAAGCATCCCGGCAACAGGGGCAGAAGGAGCGGTGCCCTGCTGGATGGGGTCAGACAGGTCGACGATGGTATACTGAGCGCCTGCAATCATGCCGCTCCCTCCTTCCGTTACTCAACCTCACAGACAAACACGGTCTTGCTGTCCACGTCGTCGCCATCCACATAGATGACCTTGCCGGTCGCAAAAGCAGCGCCGTTGTCCAGCGGATTGCCATTCTTGTCGCGGCGATACCACTTATAGGTTTTGCTGTGCTTATAAGCAGCATCTGAAGTCACATCGACCCAGGCGGAGCCGCTGTAACGCATCAGCTTGACAGTTGCACCGCTGGTCTGGATCTGATAGTAGAAATCGCCGGTCTTGGGGCTGACAGGCGCGGTCTTGGAGTAGGTTGTACACTTAAGCGGGTCGACCTCCGCACCGTTCTGCCACAGGCGGCAGATCAGGTTGGTCGCGCCGACCGTGTTTTTGAAGACGTCGCCCGCGGTACTGTCGATGTCAGCTTGATAGTTGTCCGTCTTGTCAATGATGGTGATGCTGTCATAGAAGTACGTGGTCGAGGTGGAGCTTGCCCTGGCGCGGCAGCGGAAGGTCGCTGAACCGGCAACATCGGAAGCGTTCACCGTACAGGTGCTGCCCGAGGAGCCCGCGGCTTCCGCCTTGACGGTCTTCCAGCTGCCCGACGCATACTTCTGCCAGAGGTAATAAGTGGCGCTGTTCGTGGTACGGTCGGTTGCGCCCTGGAAGAACTGCGCGTTCAGGGTAATGGTCGTGCCGCCGTTCGCTACGCCATTGGTGAACACCGTGCCGCTTGGCGAATAGATGGTCAGCACATAAGCGGCAGAGCCGGCCGCGCCTGTATTGACTTTGCTCCAGCGCAGCTGAAGCGTGGTGGAGACAGGTGAAGTGACAGGGATGCTGATCGTGCCTTCCAGTTGACCGGCAGCGCCCAGATTGGAATTGGCCGCAATGGCAATGGTCAGCGGGATCTCATTGCTCGATGCCGTATCCGTCGTGACCGTCATGCCGGTCGGTGCGCCGGAAATCGTACCCAGCACCGGGGTGACCTTTGTGGTACCTGTGTAGGCGACGACATTCGCGGTCTTGGTCACTGCGGTGACCACACCGGAAGCGTTGCCAGCAAAGGTGATATTCTCGTTGGTCAGGAACACCACGGATGCGTTCTTGCCGGCGGCACCCGTGCCGCCTGTAGCGCCGGTCGCGCCATCGGAGACTTTATAGATGCTGGTCGTATCGCCGGTGCTGTTGTCCGAGGTCGTGATGCGGATGGAAGCGGTCGTGCCGACGAAGATCTCATGGGTGGGCTTTACTACGAGGGTGGCGGCGGTAATGCTGGCGTTGTCGCTGGTGGTCGGGTAATCCGTCCAGACGCCGGAACTGCTCTTGTACTGCCATTTGCCCATCGTGACATTCTGCAGGTTTGCGGTCAGCGTGATCTGCGCGGGCGAAACATTGGAATCCTTGTCATACTTGAAGACCTGTTCACCGCTGATCCAGGCGCTTTTCGCGTTCTCGCCGGTCGAAACCAAAGCGAAGGTGATATCGGCGGTGGCATTGATGGGCAGGCCGGTATCCGGGTCGGTGTAGGTCACGTAAGCAATATAGGTCAGAAGCCCACTGGTTACGCCTGACAGCTTGTTCTGATTGACAGTCAGCACATTGGCAGAGACTGTCTCACCAGCGGCAAGGTTTGCCTCCGAACCGCTGCCTTCCTTACGCTTCCAGGTGATGGAGAGGGCGGAATTGTTGAGGGCAATAGCGGTCTGGTTGGCGTAGACGACCGGGGTGATGACCAGTTTGCCTGCGGTACTCGTCCAGTTCGGCTGGAAGGTGTTAGCGTTGACGTCGTGGATCTGAGTGCGCGGCTGATTGGAGCCGAGGTAAGCACTCAGGCTTTTGCCGTCCGACAGGTCGATGATCGTCTTCGATCCGGTTGCGATAATAGCCATGAATTATTCCTCCTGTTCATCTGTAAGTTCACAGTTGTATGTCGCGCTGTACTGTACATCCCGTACCGTCAGTGTTATAGCTTTCATGCCGATGTGAGCGGCGTTCCACAATTCGTCCGCAGCGGCATCGGAAGAGGTGCGGAGCCAGCGGAACCTGGACGCATCGATGATATCGGTCACGTTCTGGCTCCCGTGCCAGACCCTGACCATGAGCGCGGTGGATGTTATGTTGTCAGAGAGAATGTCCGAGGTGGACACGATCTCCAGCCTGTATCCCAGAAGCGTGTCCATGTCTGTGTAGACCTTGGATACCCGCTGGTTGATGCCTTCGTTGCTGGTCAGGTCGAGGGTCTTGCCAAAGTCAGCTGAAACATGGGAGGTGGTCAGCGTCCCGGCTTTGATGTTGGCACCCGTGATGGTTTCGCCGGCGATCTCATTGCCTGTGATCGTCCCGAAGAGGATCTCATTTGCCGTAATGGTCTTGGACGCGATCTCCGCGGCGGTGATGCTGTGTGCTACGATCTTGTCAGCGGTGATCGTCCGCTCCGTCAGCACATAGCCGTCAATGGTGTCCACCTGCGTGGAAACCAGGTCGCCCATGTTGTTGATGGTATAGACGATGCTCTGCTCACTGCCGCGAATGATGAGCCGTTCAACGGAAAGCTGCCCGGCCGTGATCTTGTTGGCGGTGAGTTCCACGATCTTAGCATCCGTAATGGAACCGTCCGCGATCTGTGCCGTTCCGACCGCGCCCTGCTCAATCAGGGCTGCGGTGATCGCGCCGAGGGCAATCTGTGCTGTGTCAACAGCGGCATTTGCGATCTGTGCGTTTGTGATTGCCGCCTGTGCAATCTTCGCTGTTGTAACGGCAAGGTCGTCGATCTGCGCGGAGCCTACCGACACATCAGCAATCTTGGCGCGTGTGACAGCAGCGTCATCGATCTTGGCGGACTCAATCGCGCCATCCTTGATGTTCGCGGTGTCGATAGCAGCGCCGGAAATATGGGCGTTGGTAATGGCGGCATCCGCAATCTTCGCGCTGTCGATGGCTCCGTTCTGAATATGGGCGTTCCGGATAGCGCCATCCTCGATCTTGGTATGCGTGATGGAGCCGTCATGGATGTGGGCTTCCTGGATCTCACCGGCACCGATGTGGGCGGAAGTGATGATGCCGTCCTCGATCTGTGCGGAGCCGATAGCCGCTTCAACGATCTTGGCGCGGGTAATGCTGGCATCCTCAATCTGTGCCGAACCGATGGCAGCTTCGGCAATCTTGCCCCTGGTGACCGCCATATCCTCGATCTTGGCTGTAGTGATAGCCGCGTCCTGGACATGCGCTTCTCCGACAGCCGCCTGCTGGATATGAGCGGAACCGATGGCGGCAGTCTTGACCTGCAGCGAACCGACTGACCCGCTCTGCAGCTGTCCGGAACCGACAGAACCCATTGACAGCTTTGCGCCGCCGATAGACCCGGCGGCAAGCTGACTGGCGGAAACCATGCTGCCTTCAATGCCGTCCAGTGCCGTACCGAGGGTGCAGGAGGTGTACTTATTCAGCAGGCAGTCATAGGTGTACTGTGTCATGCGCAGAGCAACGGTCAGGCCCAGCTTGGGAACGACCACCCTGACAGCATCGCCCAGATATACGCTGTGCAGGATGCCGAAGTCCCTGTACTCTACGGTGTCATCCACACTGAGGAAGTCCACATCCAGTGACACGGTCGGCAGGTCGCAGCCGTTGTCCAATTCGGTTTGGGCGGCTTCGCGCAGCTTGCGGTACACAGCGTCCTTGCTGGTGTCATCGGATTCCTTCGCGTCGCTGACTGCCAGATGCCCCCATTTAACATGAGGGTAGGCGCTGATATTGGGGCTGTCGATGTGCTTCTCAGGGAGGTACAGCACATTGCCGTCCTTGTCTTCGCCGGTGGGGACAATGCGTGTGACGACACCGGATTCGTCCAGGTCATAAGAAATGCCCAGCAGGTTCTTGCCCTGGCGGATCTCCACATCGGTATCCCTGCCGACACGCTGAACGAGGTACACATCATACCAGTCACGGGCAAGCTCGGCGGTGTATTTCTTGATGATGCCATCGTCCCCCAGCATGGCTTCAACGGGATTGATATGCTCGAACTCGATGCCGTCCGCTGAACCTGTCAGGTCTGTGTACATTGTGAAGTCGTGGCTGGATTCGCATTTGCTGAGTACGGCATTGGCCACGGTCGAACCGCCGATCGACCCGTCCGGCTTGTAACTGAGGATCATGTTGTCCATGAGGTCATAGAAGATATGGCGCGCATAGACCTGGACTTCCTTGAGGGTCGGGACGACACGGTAAATGCGGAAAGGCTGTTCACGGAGCTGACGGGATTCAACGACTTGACCTGTTGCCGTGGTGGAGGAGCCCTCGGTCCGGGCAAAGGTCAGGTAATCGGTGGACATATATCCACGCTTTCCGTCAGGAGCGGTGACCTCATACCAGCTGTCGCTGGTTTTGGCAATCAGCACGACTTCCTTGCCCTTGGCATACTGGCCGAGCCGTTTGTAATTTGTACCGGGGCCGGAGCGGAGGTTCAGCTTGCCGGACTTGGTCGTGATCGTATACACAGACCAGCCCGTGGTCTGATTGACCATCCTGACGCGAGGCGTCATGGCGGTGGGTACCGGGGCGCGGAGGATATTGCCGACCTGCAGGTAAGTCCATTTATCGCGGTCGTCCAGCGGATGGGCCATGTTCAGTTCCCATTCGCCATTCAGCGTTTCGGTAACAGCGCAGGCCGACGGGGTCAGGACGCACAGACCATTGTTTGCAAAGTCGGATGCGTCAGCGGGATAAACGCAGATCATGAGCGTCCTCCTTCCTTTTTAGAATGTGCGCCAGTTTGGTGTGATGACGATCCTGCTGACCGCGCCTGTCCAGGTAACATAAGCGCCGACAGACGGGATCTTTGGGTAGTCGCCGGACATGCAGCCGTTTTTGCTGGTGTGGTCCTGGTAACATTCCAGCTTCGGCGTGTCGATGGTCACTGTCCCGGTGACGCCGTTCAGTTCAAACAGATAGCCGCCGATAGCAATCTCGGCGTCCCCGGTGAGTGTGACCTTGACGATGGGCTCAGAAGCAATCTTTCCGGGATTGGATATGAACGTGCCAGAGGACGTTACTGTAATATCGCTGGCACGGAGGTGGAAAAAAGGCTGACAGCGGAAGGTCACCGCAAAGGAACGGTACGGGCTGCCGCGCAGTACTTTCTCAAAAGGGATCTGGTTAACGATCCGGGCATAATAAAAGCCATCCTGCCGATTGGCAAAGGTGACTGTGCCGCTCCCTCGAAGCCATGCGGCAATCTCGGTCAGGCGGTTGGTATTCTCAATGAAACAGGTGCAGGTCAGAAGCATATCATCGTAAACATCCTCGTCTTCCAGAACGGTCAAGCTGCCGGAACGTCCGGGGACGGTAGTGAACGTGCTTCTTTCCGCCGGGATAGTGATGGGCGGGTGTTCTTCCACATGTATGCCGTAATCTGTGGATTTTTTTCCATTCCATTCAAACCAGTCAGTCAAAGGCAGCACCTCCATGAATGCACAAGAAAAGCGCCGCCCTTACGGGTGACGCCATAGAAGAAAGGGATGATCGTTTACTCATGACAAGCAACATCGTAAATATCGGGGTTATCTGATAGAATCTGTTTTGCAAAAGCAAGGCCATATTGCTCTTCTGCAGACAGCGAATCTTCGTGGGGAAAGGTATACGGAATGACCGAATAGGATTTCACGCCAGCAAGAAACTCATCAATGATGGTATGCTGATTGTCTGTTACTCCACGAACATCGATGTATAGGGTCTTTCCTTCATTTTCGATTGAACAGAAATAATGAGCATCCTCGTTTTGATCCGTTTTAAGATGCAGCCCAGCATATCCGTATTTTTGATGGAGAGCAATGGCGAACAAATCGCATGAACCATGAAGAAAAACTTGTGCATCATTATACGGATTTTCGTCTTCTTGAAAAGGCCCATGATTACCGTCATCAAACATTTTGTTGGAAATCCGAACAAGTGCATTTCTCTCAATCAAAGCCTTCACCTCTCGAAGAAGTCGAATATATTATAGCACTGAAAAACAAGAACAACAAGGAATCCCAACTTCGGGATTCCTTGCAGAGTGGGATGCTTTACTTGGGGGCTTTTCCAGTGCTTAGCCAGGCCAGCCAGCAGTCACGACAGCTTGTCGTATCGCAGTGGACACCCTCTCTGAAAGGCGGATGCCCACTGGCGATCAGTTCAGCAATTTCCTCGGCGGTATGGGTCTTCAGAAAAGCCTTGCCCGTTTGGGGCTTCTTGTTCTCAGGCATATCTTCAATCCTCCTGTTTTTTGTCGATTCGTCGAATCCTGTCGAATCCGTGAATGGCGGCCAGCGTGGATCCGTTGCTCCAAGCTACATGGATACCGCCCGCGTCGTCAACGTGCATCACCTTGCCGGTCATGCCCGCAGGCATCTCACGGTAAGGGTCGCACATTTCGATGAGTTCGACTTCGCAGCCGGCAGGATACTCTTCACGCAGGTGTTCCAATACTTCGGGGCGGATATGGAAAACCATCATGGCAGCACCTCCTTCCTTCAAGGGTAGTGACATATATCACTCTGAAAGCCTGATAAGTCAAGGCCTTACGCCATCTTTAATCCACGTCCATGCTGCCTTCGGCGGGTCAGCGTGGCGATCTCCACGGCAAGCGACTGCACATCCTTGTCATCTCGGATGTAGAAGGTATTCCCGGAGAGGTTCACGCTGCTCTGCTGATTGTAGGTCTTCCGATTGTCTGTATCGCCGTATGCGATAGCACTTTCTTTTGCTTCCTCAGTCAGGAAGCGGCTGGCGTTTCGGATGATACGAGCCTGGTCTCGGCTCTCGTCCAGGATACCTTCGCCAAAGCCGCGCATGGCCATCGCACCGATGTCGTCGCGGAACACGCGGGAGGGACTGTGAATCTTCAGCGCAGTCTTTGCGGCATTGACTGCGACCTGCGCAGCGGAACGCATCGCGGAGATGACACCCGACTGCCCGGCGAGGATGCCGGCGCGCAGGCCTGCCATCGCGTTCACACCGATAGACCGGAGCGAGGTGCTGGTCAGGCTGGAGGAGACGGCGGACTGGACATTGGAGGAAATGGAAGAACCAGCCGAAGCCATGCTGTAATCAGCAATGGCGGACGCAAGCCCTTGTGCGGCACTGATGCCAAAGGTGGAAAGCGTATCCGCCGTGAAAGCGGCGCCGACAGCAGACTCCACGGCGGAAGCCATCGCTGCGGCATCGGTGGAGAAGTCATAAGCTGCCATTCCGGCGCCAACACCCTGCGCGACATAATCGCCGGTGGGCTTCATACGTTCGGAAGGAGAATGAATGTCCAGCGCGGTATTCAGCGCGGTCTCCAGATTGCTGGCTATCGTCTCAGCGTCGCTGTCCCATCCCGCGGTAGTCATGCCTTCCGCTACACCCTCAAGGATGTGCGTACCGGTTTCGGTGGTATCCAGCTCCTGCAGGAACGTGAGGATGGTCTGGAGGTTGTCCAGGTCTTCCTGCTTGACTTCCTTGCCCTGCGCGATAGCGGAAACGACCTCTGCCACATAGGTGGATAGCTCGGATACACGGTCGGCGTTGAAGTCGGAGTTCATGGAGAAGTCCAGCGTACCCTTGTTGGTCGCGCCGGTAAGCCAGTTCCAGAAGCCGCCTTCCTTGTATTTCGCCATACGCTGCATTGCGGAATCGATAAGGTCCATCGTGCTGGTAGGCAGAAGCCCGACAGCCTTGCCGAGCGCGGTCGTACCGAACTGGTCGACCTCCGCGACTTCGGTGCGCAGTTCCGAGATCGCTTCTTCCGCTCCGGTGACATCTGCGGCAATCAGGATATGCATCGCGCCATCCGTGCCGAGAACGGCCACGCGGTTTGCGGTCAGCAGCTCAGACGGGACTGTCTCTACAGGAATCTCGATGCCGTCCTTGTAGAAATGGGCATTGGGATCAGAGAGGGCGTCGGTTGGGTTCTGGTAGACCTCGGACAGTTTGAGGATGCCGTCCACCTCGATGGGATTTGCCTTCATGAACTTGCGGTAAGCGATCAGGTCATAACCGTATATGCCTACTGTTGTAGTGATGTTGGGACGGGTCGCGCCGCTGTCATCATAGCGGACAATGTGCGCGGTGAAGTCCTGGAGTAGCTGGCTCTTGTCGCAGTTGGTCGCTTCAGCAAAGGCGGTGACGATTGCTTCAACTTGGGCAGAACTCAGCTTGGAGACATCAACACCTTCCGCTTCGAGGTAGCGTGTGACCATCGCGGTCACATCCGAAGGCTTGAGCGCCGTGGTCAGCGCGCCGCCTGTGGCTTCCTCATAAGCCAGCACGAAGGCTGTGATGCCTTCCGGGGTCAGTCCGCTGATGTCGACATTGTTGTCCTCACAGTATTTAGTGATGTAGGCAACAATATCACCGGGCTTGAGCGTGGACACGTCCGTCCCTTCGGCAAGCTCCTTATATGCGCTGACCATAGCGGTGACATTTGTGGGATTCAGCCCGGATACATCAGCGCCGGTCACGGTTTCCGCATAGGTGCCAACATACGCTATAAGGCCGTCTAACGTCAGCGCGGATCTGTCAGCACCTTCGGGGATTTCAGTGTATTTGCTGATAAACGCTTCCAGCATTGGCTGCTGCTCCTGGGATTCCGCATCCGATGCGAACCCGGAGATGATAGCTTCTGTCGTGATTGCGCCAGGATTGGAAGCGAACTCGTCCCAGCGGGACTGAGCGCCGGTCATGTCAAGGTCGGTGGCAATGGTCAGCACTTCTTCCGGCAGCGCTTCACCGAACATGGAGGAAAGCCCCGGAAGCTCGGAGGAGCGTGTGTTCAGGAAGGATTGTATGGAAGCCAGCTGCTCAAGGACGGAGGAGAAGTCGATGTCCGGGAACATGGACTGGACCTCTGCTTCAGAAAGGCCACTGTCCAGGAGGGACTGGATCTGGGTCAGCAGTGCATAGTATTCCGTCAGGGCACTCTCGTCCATTTCGGAGGAGAGCGCATCCATTTCCGCAAGGATGGCGGGGCGCTCGGAATCAGATGCCAGGTAATACTGGCGCATCAGCTGGACGATCCTGTCCATCTGATCCCCGGCAGTCTGCATGGATTCGGAATTCCATACCGGCATCACGAAATCCGCAAGCGTCTGTGCATACTCCGTAGCGGCCTGCCTGCGCTGTTCAAGGTAACGTGTGTTTAGGTCGTCCATAGCCGCCTGGCGTTCGGTACTGTCTTCGATCAGCTGGATGAGCGCGAACTCCTTGTCATACTGCGCATCGATCTGCGCGTTGACCGTTGCCATGCCCTGACCGGCCGCAACGATGGCGTTCTGATAAGAGGACACGTCCGCGTCCGATTCACCTCGTGCCTGCGCACGGGCGACCTCCGCGGCCACCTTGTCGCGGATCGTATCGAAGCCGCCGGAATCCGCTTCGACCAGGTTGTACTTGATCTCAATGGCACCCCGCACGGAAATGAGTTCCTGCAGACGGCGCTGATCTTCATCAGTGAAATACTTGCTCTGGCGCTTTTTGAGGAGTGCCGCGATCTCGGCATCCATTGCGTCCAGCGTGTCCATATCCGCCTGTATCTGGGCGGAAAGCCCGGTATAGCCGTTGGCATCCGCTGTTTCTTTCAGTCCCGCAAGCCCTTCACGGGTACTGGCGGTTAGCGCTTTCCATGAATCTGTCCAATCGCTGACGATGGCGTTCGTTTCACGCTTTCCATCTGTCCAAACGGCAATCAAGCCGTTATACCAGTCGGATGCCGCCTGGATGCCGTGCGCGGATTCCTTGGTGAAGTCGTCTGTGGACATGCCGAAAAATGACAGGCCCGCGCCGCTTTTTCCATAGAACGTATCGGCAGCAGTGTCTTTCCATTTCTTTGCGGTCTCTGCCATGCCTTCGAGGGCTTCACGCGCCTTTTTCGCGCCGGAAGCATAATCGACAAGGGCAATGGTACCGGCGACAACAGCAATAGCAACCGCCGCCCAGACCGCGGGCGATTTGCCCAAAACGGACAGAAAGCCGGTAAAGCCGCCGCCAGCCTTGCCGACTGCGGTGGCAAACGTGCCGAGGCCTTTGGCAACCTTGCCGATGCCGGTTGTCATCTTGCCGAACGCAAGGACGGCAGGGCCTATGGACGCGGCGAAGATCGCATGCTGGATCAGTGCTTTCTGTTCCGATTCATCCATTGCCAGGAGCTTTTCAATGAATCCCTGGATGCCGGAGATCATTTTCTGAACCGTGGGGTTTAGGTCGTTGCCGATCGTCTGTGCAAACAGCATCGCAGTGTTCTTGAGGTTCGTCAGCTTGCTGGCTGTTGTGGCATAGCGCTTTTCGGCAACGGTGGTCAGTTCGGTATTGGCGTTCCATGCGGCGTTGGCGGTAGCCTGCGTATTGGAGAACAGTTCTGTTGCGTTGGTAGCGCGGAGGATGGTATCGCGCAGACGGATCTCGCTGATGCCGATCTCATCCAGAACGGCAATGGCAGAAATACCTGCTTCGTCCATTTGCGCAAGGCCGAGGATGAACGCCTGGAAAGCAGCTGCGGGGTCACTGTCCCACAGCGTTTTGAACTGCCCGGAGGTCATACCGCAGACCTTGGCAAAGTCGTCGAGTGCCTGTCCGCCTGTTGCGCTGGCTACCTCCATTTTGACCAGCGCCTTGGAGAAAGCGGAGCCGCCCATCTGTGCTTCGATACCGACAGCGGATAATGCTGCCGAGAAGCCGAGGACCTGTGCTTCGCTCAAGCCGACCTGTTTGCCCGCGCCGGCCATACGCTGAGCCATAGCCATGATCTCAGATTCGGTCGTGGCGTAGTTGTTGCCCAGCGCGACCAGCGTACTGCCCATATTGCTGAACAGGCTTTGATCCATGCCCATGATGTTTGCAAAACGGGCCATAGAGGTAGCGGCTTCATCAGCGGCCATGTCCGTGGAGTTGCCAAGTTTGATCATGACCTCGGTGAAGTCCATGAGTTTGTCTGTCTTGATACCCAGGCGGCTTGCGGAGGTAACGACTGCGGCGATGTCCGTAGTGGATGCCGCCAGCCTGGTGGACATGCTCTTGATGTCGGAAGACATCTGCGCAAACTCCTCGCTGGTGGCGGTCGTGACCTTCTGGACATCGGCAAACGCAGACTCAAATTCCATGCTGGCTTTGACTGCCGTCGTTCCCAACGCGACAATGGGCGTTGTGATCGAAGCGGTCAGCGTCCTGCCAACTTTTTCAGCGGACCTGCCGATCTGCTCACAGCAGTCACCGAACTCGGTCAGCGCTTTGCCTGCCGCCGTCCAGGTGGACTGTGCCGTTCGGAGCTGGGCGTTGGTATCACGGATCGCGGCTTCGGTCTCACGCACAGCTGCCTGTGCGCGGTTCAGCTGTGTCTGCGCTGTGGACACAGCATCAGCGGCATTCTGTGTGCTGCGGCGGAGGACATCGTTCTGCCCGGCCAGCTGTTCGACCTCGGCGGTCGCTTCGGCGTACTCCTGCTGTGCGGCTTCCATGTTCTGCCGGGCGGCAATCGTAGCGGAGTCCGTTTCGCCAAGGGTATCACGGTAATGCTCATAACCGAGCGTCGCTGTCTCGACTTCCATACGGAGGTCTTCCTGGCGGTCCCTTGCATCGGCAAGGCGCTGGGCGTAGTCCTCCTGACGCTGATGGCACTCGGACAGTTTGGCAGTCGCGGTAGTCAGAGCGCGTTCGTACTGCGTAACGGCATCCCGCTGGAGGGTCAGCTTGCGTTCCAGCATCTCCAGCTTGGAGGTCAGCCCGGCAGCGGAAGTGTCGAAGTCTTTGACGCCGGCGGATGCCAGCTTGAAATAGGACTCCGCTTCCTGGATCTGCTTATTGACGGATTTGATGTTCCTCGTGAAGTTATCGGTATTGAGCGACAATGAAACGACAAGGTCGCGGAGTGAATCAGCCATGTACGGACCTCCTTCCTTTAGGGTTTAAGCGACGGCCAGACCGTATCGATATAACTCGGTTTCGGCGCGGTCTTCCTTTTGGTTTTCCGGGCATTCCAAGCACGGATACACAGGAAACCGAGCATGTCCATGCTGTCGATTTCCTGCATGCGCCATCCGCCTTCCAAAAGCGAGTTGTAGGTGGAATAGATGAAATCAGGCAGCGTCAGATGGTCGCCGTCTCCGTGGCTTCCGCCTTCGCTGCCTTCGTAGGGAACTCGTCAAGGATGGCAGTCGTCTGGGTCTGTACAGCCATGAGTGCAAGCGCTAGGTCATGCATCAGCCGGTCGACCGGGTAGCCGTCCAGCACCTCATCCACAGTGAACTGATTGCCGAATAGCAGGCAGAACCACTTGACCATCACATCCAGCGCTTCCGGGATGGTGATCTGTTCCTCCTGAGGGATCGTCTCGCCCTTGACGGCAGCATTGGAGATGACTACGATGCGGCTGTACATTTTCGCCGCAGGCTCCATCTCACGCAGTGCGCGTCCAGAGATATAGTCAACGGTGTATTTCTTATCGCCAAGCGTACAGGTGATCATTATGCTTCCTCCTTCTTGATAAGGTCGATCCAGCGCGACAGGCACCGCAGGAGCGAATGGTCGCACAGGCAGGAATAAGGCGGGTACTCGCACCGCATCTGACGGAGATAGAAAGTAACGCAGGCGCGGATCTCATCCCTACTCATGGCTTCCGGCTCTTTGCCGCGACAGCCTGTATATTCGGAAACGAAGTCGCCGGTGAAGAGAAAATCCGGATCAGCGTAGGCTGCGCCAAGCCACTCACGATAGACGGCCCTACGCGTGAAAACAGGGGCGGACATCACTTCGTCCGACATAGCTGACATTTCCGCAACCAGGCTGGTAGTTTTCTGAAAAAGGTCAGAGATCATTTCTTTTTCCTCCCTCGGTCTTTTAGGTGAATTTCAAAACGCCGGCCGCCGCCAGATGAATCAGACATCTGAACGACACGGTCGACGTAAACATGCTGAAAGGACGGAAGCAGGACTTCAGCTTCGCTGGTACCAAACTTCGAGATGTGCTGGACACCCGGAGCGGTCTTGTTATCGTCCATGACGAATTTGATTGAAGTAGAGCCCCTCGGCACCCAATGCCAGCTTCCGAATGATTCGGCAACGTCCTCGTCACTGGAAAAAGACTGAACGACTGCATTGCCATGACCCAGCTTATCGGTGAAGTAGTGAACCGTTCCCGGCTTCCACGTGTCGAGGAACACACTGTCGGCTACCCGGTCGGGGACACTGATGCCGCGATAGATCGAGCCGCCGTTATAGTAAGGCATGCGCATCAACGCCTCCGAAATAATTTCAGTCTCATGGGGCAGGCTGCCTTCGGTAAAGGCGTCATAGTCCGCGCCATAGTAGCGGATCTGCGTCATCTGTGCCAGCTGTGCATCTGCCAGCGTGTAGCCGGTATCTCGAAGAATCTGCTGCAAGGCTGTTGCGTTGTTCCGCCAGGGTGACAGCTGGTCACGCCCGATACGGCCGGGCAGGATGCTGCCGCCACCGCCGCGATGAGAGGATGAACCTCGCGTTCCCACAGGGGTCACCTCGCTCTCTCGGAGAAAGCCAGCCCCTTGGTGAACGTGTCGTAGTACGGCGCGTGGTGTTCGATATTGCCTTCGCACTCTTTCGGTACATCGCCAAAGAAAATGATCTTTGACGGAGCCAGCCGGGCAAGCATCTCGTTGTAGCCGTCCAGGAACATCCGGCGCGCATCCTTGTTCTTCTGTGTGCCGACCGAGGAAACGGCGACAGTACCACCGATGGGCTCACCATCGAAGCACCAGCTGTAGCTGTCTTTATCGATCCAGCCGATCGTCGGGATTACGGTCATGCCGACCCGCTGCCAGTAAGCACCCAGCTGGTGTTTCCGCCAGTGGTTATAGACCTGGACGGCTTTGGGGTAATCGACAAACATGGAGAAGTCTGGGGTCATGACCGCCGGGAACTGGCGCAGGAAAAGGGCATAGCGCGGAGGATCGTGCCATGCCCTTTGAAAAAGGTAATCATCAATGAAGAAATGGATGCCGTAACGGTCACGGTGCGGTTCGCGCAGCGCATGATTGAAACGAATCCACTCCAGTCGGGTATCAAGCTGAACCGGCCGGAGAACAGGAATGCCGTATTCTCCGGCCAGTTCAAAGCTGTCGAGTTCCAGATTGTGGCCATTTCGCTTGAGGGCTTCCAGCGACATTCCTGCTCACCGCCTTAGGCCTTCACAATGGAAGGCTCATAGACAGTGGAAAGGAACGCCGCGCCCTTTTCAGCGGTGAAGCCATTCTCGCCCTCGTCGGCAACTGCCTGATAGCGGCCATCGTGTGTACGCTTGATGGCAGTGAACTCGACTTCGGGGTTCTGACGGGTAACGGTGTCGCCTTCCTTGGTGGCGAAGTTCTCGGTCAGGGGCTTGGCGCGGACCTTGAACAGCCAGACGAAGCGGAACTTGCTGTTGCTCTTTTCGGACTTGAAGCCGACCGCGAAATAAGGCGGCTTGTCCTGCGCTGTACGGATCAGGACGCCGTTATCGTCGATGACATTGGCGAACAGCATCTCCTGGATGGCCAGCGGGATGTCCGCCATCTTCAGCTTGAAGGTCAGCTGAGGATCAGCATAGAGCGTATCGAACTCGATATCGTCGGCGTACATGATATCGGGGTCGGTGTTGTCCGGGGTGACGGACGCTTCGATAGCGCCAGCCATTGCCTGGACGGTGCCGTAGGTGTGTTCGGTTTCGGTATCGGCAGTCAGTGGCGCGATGACCACGTTCTTAAGGCCGATGGTAGAGGAAACCGTAGGAGAAGCGGTAACAGACATGAGCAAAACCTCACTTTCTCAGTTCATTCAAAAGCCCGTCGCGGATGATGCCGAACGCTTCATCCTGACGGGTATCAAAGGCTGGCCGCACATACGGGTGCGCGGGAGCTGGTGCAGGGCCGCCGTGGCCGTACTCGACATAGGCGGGGTAATAATCCTCGTCATTCCAGTCCTTCCGGTGGACACCAATGGTGATGTGCAGCCCTGTTGTTTTGTGCTTCTTGACCTTGCCGGTCGAGATAGCGCCATGCAGCTTGTTCGAGATGATCTTCGGGTCGCGGCTGGCGTTGGATTTCATCTGGGCATCGATCGGGACGGCGGCGGCGCGCAGGATGCGTCTGGCAGCCGGTGCGCCTTCATCCGCTGTGTTCAGCGCGTTGGCCATGCGGTTGATGTCGCCGATCAGCTGATTGAAGCCCTGCATGTTCATGGCCATATCAAACTGCCTCCAGAAGACACCATGTCCATTGCACGGTGTACTGTTTTGTCGCGGTGTCATATGCCGGCTGATTGTAACCTTTGTCGCTTTCCTCAACCATGCCGAAGCCTGCGGCGTACATGGCTTTGCGGATGACATACCGCATTTCAGTCGGATCATAGTCCGACCAAAGGTTGAGGTAGACAAAGGTTCGGTAGAGCGAAGGGGCATCGTCCTCGTGCGCGGCTTCAACGGTGCATGCGGAGTAAACGGCATACTGGGCAGGCGGGTTCTGGTTGGCGGTCGAAGCACGCCATACGCCGGCATAGACCGGGATGCCGATATCTTTGAGGGCTTCCTGTACCTGCTTCATCCGCTCACTCCCTTTGCAATGGATGCTTTGAGACCCAGATAGGTCTTCTGGAACGAGTATTCGCCCAGCGTGGAGATCGTCCACTTGTCCCCGCGGAAGCGTACCCACATACCGGGCTTGACATCATCACGGTAGCGGATGGTGAAGTTGACCACAGCTTCCGTGTTCATGACATCGGCAGAGCGGTAATGCTGGTTGCCTGCGTCCGTAGCGGAAGCCCAGACCTTGCAGACGACCACCTCGCGCTCATCCGGGTAGCCGTTCTCATTGACTGTGTTCTCGGTATACCCGATCTCAACGCGGTGGCGGAGGTTGCCGGGGTGCGGCGTGCCGTCAAAGTTTTTATAACCTCGCAAAGCATCTCACCTCTGTCAGAACATCTTGTCAGGATCGCGGTACGGGTACAGCAGGTTCTCGAAAGCGATCCGCATCGTTCCGTACACAGCGCGGTCGGGGTTGTCGCGGTTCTCATAGTAGTGGCTGACGAAGAGAAGGACAGCCAGCCGTACAGGCTCAGGCGCAGCTTCGGGGAACTGTGTGCGGCAGAAATCTTCTGCCACCGCCTGTGCCTGTGCGACCAGGCTTTCGAGGTAATCGTCCTCATCGTCATCCTCGATACGGAGGTGGGCTTTCACCTCATCAACGGTGACGATCATGGGGCGTCACCTCACTCAGCGGCCATCAGGCCGGCAGAACGGAAAGCCGCCAGCAGACGGTTGTAATCCTCACGGAGCGCCGCGACAGTCGTGGCTTCACTGTCCGCCACAGCAGGCAGCTTCGCGCCGGACGGCAGGTCGAACAGCCCGTCAGCGCCTTCAACAGTCGCACCGGGCAGGAACGTCAGCTTGCCGCCGATGACCCATTCGGCACCGCCGTGGGCATGGTAGTTGCGGGTATTGGATTCCATATCAATCACCTCTAAAGGATGGAGGACGGCATGGAATCGTGCCGTCCTCCGGGATCATCAGGCCTTCATCTGCAGGACCTTGGCGGCTTCGGGCAGGATCAGCTTGCCGTCAACACGCTCGAAGGATAGGAAGCCGACCTGGCCGGTGGGCGCGTACAGCTCGTTCAGGCGCTGGAAGGTGCGTCCTTCACGGTCAGCGATCCAGTAGTAGGACATATCGCCGAACAGGATGCTCTTCGCGCCGGAGGCAACGGTAGGCATATAGGAAGAGGTGTAGACAGGGCGGTTCATGATAGTGTCGGGCGTACCGGCGGTAACAGAAGGCTGCCACAGGTAGTCGCCGGAACCGTTCTTCAGCTTGCGCAGGGCACGGACGGTGCTGTCGTTCATCATGAACACGGCGTTGCGGCGATAAGGGGCGCGCAGGGAGTAGTACAGGTCGATGACATCATCGAAGGTGATGCTTGCGCCGGAAGTGGTCACACCCAGCTGCGCGCCGACATCTTTGCCGTCGACCTTATCCGCAAGGATGCCGGTGGGCTTGCCGACGCCGTTGCCGGTGAAGAAGGCTTCTTCTTCGGCAGTGCCGATGCGGCGGGCGAACTCCTTGGCGATGTAGGAAGCGACATCGAAGACGCTGTCATGCAGCAGTTCATCGCTGACCTTGATGGTGGTAGCCAGCTTAAATGCGCCGATGGACAGCATGCCGAAGGTGTCGTCAGTCTCCGGGAAGGCAGCCTCCTCATCGATCCAGCTGGCAGTACCCTTGGAGGCTACAACGGGGATCTTGCGGTCGCCGCTGGAAGTGGTGATGACGTGGCCGAACTGACGGAAGATGTTCTGCTCCTCGAGCGCCTCCACCAGGGTACGCTCGAACTCGTCAGGCGCCAGGTAGCCGCCGTGATCGTCCTCGCCGATCTTCAAGGCGTTGTGGATGTCATAAGACATGGACTTGGCACGGACCATGTTCCAGAAGGCGGAGTTATACTCGGCGGAAGCGGTGCCGCGCTTGACCTTCTCCTTGGGCTGGCCATTATCGGGACGGTTCACGATGGGCTGGCTGACAGGCTTGTTCATCTCATTCTCGATGGCATCCTGGCGCTCCAGACGGTCGATCTCCTTCTTCATGCGGTCAACGTCATCGACCATGCGGTCATAGGTGACGGCATCCTCGGCAGACATGGTGCCATCGGAGCCGATGTGGGCGTCACGGTACTTCTTGGCGGCTTCCCACAGGTTGGCGCGCTTTTCGCGCAGGGCAAGGATCTGATTCATATCGGTTTCCTCCTTTTTAGTAGCGAAGGTGTTCAAGACGGGTATCGGCGTCGAGTACCTTGACCCGGCTGGTATCGGTGGGTTCGGGCGTATCTTCCGGCGCGGGACTTTCTGCGTGGATGGCAGCCCGGACGAGGTTCATCAGCTGCACTGTGGCCGCTTTACTGGAAAAGGAAAAAGCCACCTTTTCGGGCGGCTCTTCACCTTCAAAGAGGACCTCGTCGCAGAAGCCGAGCTCCTTGGCGCGGTATGCGTTCATCCAGGTCTCGGCATCCATGAGTTCGGACAGCTGCTGGCGGCTCATACCGGTCTTGATCTGGTAAGCATTGATGATGCTTTCCTTGACCTCATCCAAAAGCGCGATGGCTTTCCGCATGTCACGGGTATCGCCGCAGGCATTCGTCCAGGGGTTGTGTGTCATCATCAGCGCGGTGGGACTCATGCAGACCTTTGTGCCAGCCATTGCCACAACGGACGCGGCAGACACGGCAAGGCCGTCGATCTGAACGGTCACATCAGCCGGGTACTCCATGAGCATGGTGTAGATCTGGCTGGCAGCCACACAGTCGCCGCCGACACTGTTGATGTGGACGGTGATCGGCTGATTGCCGGCATTCAGTTCACTCTTGAAGGCCGCAGGGGTGACTTCATCCCCGAACCAGCTTTCCTGAGCGATAACGCCTTCCAGGTAAAGGGAGCGCTGGCCGGTATCGGTGTTTTCCGTCCAGTTCCAGAACTTGTTCACTCTGATTCCTCCTTTCGGCTGGCCCAGACGATGCCGGAGAGAATAAAAAAGACACACGGGACAGCAACGCTGTTCCCATATGCCTTATACTCGGCGGCATCCGTATTCGGGTGCTTCAGCCATTTGATGATTTGGTTTTTCGTTCGCGGCCGAACCTTGCCTTGAATGCCGTCCCACAGGGCAAAAATGCCTGACCAGCGCTGTACTTCCTCATCGGAAGGCTCGGTACTGTCAAGGTCATGGCACCAGCCGTCCGGGTAGCCCTGTAGGCGGCAGCACTCATCGGGTGTCAGCCTGCGAACAAGGTATTCGCTCACCGGGGCAATGATCGGCGGATCTTTGTAGTCCCGTGCAAGGAGCGCGGGGGTCTTTTCCTCCACGGCGGCAAAGAAGCCTACGTTCATGGCGCAGACAGCATGGCGGTCGATAGTGTTGAGGGTGAAGGAGACTTCCTTGTTCACGCCATCGCCCTGGGGGCCGTTCGCGTCTTTACGTCCGATCATGCTGCCCTGGATCGCGTAGCTTTCCACGACAGCCATGCCGCCCTGGTTACAGACGGGGTTGCCGCCGCTGGTGTCCAGGGTGCGGCTGGTCTCGGCTTCATAGAAACCGCTGTGCGGGTTGTCCGACAGCATGGAGTTACTCTGATCGGAGCAGATTCCGTAGACCTTCGGGGCAAAGATCGTCTGGTCATTATTGGTCGCCAGCGTTGCCGACATATTCTCCTGGATGAGCGGCCCTTTGCCGCCGCCTTCGCAGCCGGAACGGATCTTGAGTGTGAGCGGCACGGTATTGCCGCCAGTACCCATCCGGGCGGTCAGCGTCTGGCAGATGCCGTCCTCATTTACCTTGATGCGGCTATCCGTGGGGTTGTACTCGATGGCGACGCCGGGGACGACACCGGCACGCAGCGTGGGCGATTCTTCCTCAACGTAGCCTATACCTCGGCTGTCTGCGCTGTGTTCGGTGCAGAAGCCTGCCGCACCAGCGCGGCTTTCAGTGCTGCCGGAAGTTCCTTGCCGCGCTTCTCTGCCCGGCGGAGTATACCCAGACAGGCCTTCGGACTCAAAGAGTACCTGTCCGGCACGTTCTCCTGTAAGATCGAGGACAACAAATATACGCCGCCGTCTTTGTGCGACTCCCCAGCCCTTCGAGGCATCGAGGATGCGCCAGGCGAGAGAATAATCGTTTCCCACGATCTCACCGGCTCCGAGCCATTTTCCGTCCGCAGGCATAGGAACATCTGCCGATCCGTCTGCGATTTCGGCAAGGCTCTGGAAGACCTGCCAGAGGTCAAAGCCTGAGTTCGAGGACAGTGCGCCCGGCACGTTTTCCCACACTGCCCATTTCGGATAGTTTCCATTGGTGCTTCGCCTCATTTCCTTGATGATGCGAACGGCTTCAAAGAACAGCGAGGACTGTTCGCCGCCCAGGCCGGCGCGTTTGCCGGCGATAGAAATGTTTTGGCAGGGACTGCCAAACGTTATGATGTCCACGGGAGGAATCTGCTCACCGTGGATGGCATGGACATCACCCAGCTGAAGGACATCCGGGAACCGCTTTTCGGTCACGCAGACAGGAAAAGGCTCGATCTCGGAAGACCAAACGGGGGTGATGTCAGCCATTTGACCCGCAAGGCAGAAACCGCCGATGCCGTCAAACAGACTGCCCAGCGTCAGTGTTTTCCTGCTGTTCATCTGGCTGTGCCTCCTTTTTCTGTTTTCTGCGCCGCTGCGGAGCTTTTTTAGGCGCCTAATCTGCCGGCTGCTCCGGCGGCTTTTCTTCTTCAGCCGCTTTCTCTGCTGCTGTGGCTGCGGCGATTACCTGTGAGATGCCACAAAGGTTGATGGGAACCATGTTGCCGTTGACAAGGTAGGTCGAGCCACCCTCCTCGTCAGGGATGGGATTGAGGTTTTCCAAGGCGCGGATATCGTTCGCGGACATCCAGCCATTCTGCCTTGCGATGGCGTAGCCTTCCATGCGGGACTTATAGTCGCCACGCATAAGGCCGTCTAGGTTGAACTGGACATAGAAACGGCCCTTCTCGCTGTCTACGAAAAGGGCTCTGTTCATGGCCTGCTCGATACGAACCAGCCATGGCCGGATGGTGTGCACGGCAAAGTCGATGCTCTGGTTTTCGATATTGCTGAAGGTTGCGCGGTCAAGGTTGCCGACCAGGTGTGGCGGTACACGATAGATGCGGCAGATTTCCTCCACTTGGAAGCGTCTTGTTTCAAGAAATTGCGCTTCATTATTCGGCAGGCTGATCGGCGTGAAGGACATATTCTCTTCAAGGATGGCGACCTTGCCGCCATTGCTCGATCCGCCATAGGTTGCGTTCCAGTTCTCGCGCAGGCGCTTGGGGTCTTTGACCGTATTGGGGTGAGTCAGCACACCGCTGGGACGCGCACCGTTTTTGAAGAAGGTGCTGCCGTATTCCTCGGCGGCAATGCCCAGACCAATTGCGTTCTTTTCCAGCGCGATGGGGCTGTAGCCCATGATGCCGTCAAAACCCAGACCGGGAATGTGCAGCACATCCGTGGGCTTGAGTTTGACAGCGTTGCCTTCGGTGGTCGTGTAGGTGTAGACCAGCGCGCCGGTCTGGTTGTTGCGGTCGACTTCCATGCGTTCAGGGAGCAGCGGATAAAGGCTGGCGACATGGTTCTTACCCGTGCGGATGATTTGGCAATACGAATTGCCCCACAGGAGTAGATGGCTGAGCATAACCTCACGCATGACAAAGGAAGTCATCTCCGGGTTAGGCTCGTCATGGAGAATGCGGTACAGCGGATGATCGGTCGCTTTCTGACTGCCGGTGTCGGTATCCTCATAGACCGCAAGCGGCAGCGACGCGATGGTTTCCGCAATGACCCGGACACAGGCATAAACCGTGGACATCTGCACAGCGTTCTTCGGGTTGACGGTTTTGCCTGAGTTGCTGGAGCCAAAGAAGAAAGTTGGTGCGGCAGAGATAGCGTTTTGAGGCTTATCCCGCGAACGGAAGAAGCCGGAGAAAGGATTTTTCATAAAAACCTCCGAAAAATGTTCTTTTATACTTGACAAATGCACGCCATTACAGTATATTTGTAATGTAAGGAGGAGCGAGTGATGCAGACTTACAGCGTGAGCGAGATTGCGGCAGCCCTGGGCACAGACCAGGTGACTGTCAGAAGGTGGATCGCCAAAGGAGACCTGCCGGGAACACTGGATACCAGAAAAGGCGGCTATCGGGTTGCCGAAGCCGACCTCGAAGCATTCCTTGAATCCAGGCCGAAGTATGCGCGCCTTGCTGCTAATTCGGGACTGCTTGGTCGAAAGGCATCTATGATGGTTGGCAAGGCGGCTATCAACAGGGTGCTAAAGATCGTAGGAGATCTTCCCGCCGCAACGGCTGTACCTTATCTGAATGCAGAGATTGAAAAAGCCATTCAGGAGCAGGAAGCTAAGGAGCAGGAACTTGCAACCATTAAAGAGAACATCGCTGCACTCAAAACCTTGCGGGACGTGCTCGCACACAAAATCGACTTATCGAGTACCGAGGAGGACTTAAAATGAATCTTACTGCTGAACTTATCAAGTGGGCGTTTGCCCATCCCGTCCTGGCTTCTCTGCTGGGGATTACTGTTATTGGCGGCGGCGCTGCTGTCAGTGTCGCCATGGTAAACAACGTCGGCATGGTGGCTGGAAAGGCAATCGAGAAAGGCACCGGGTTTGCTGTAAACAATGGCAAGGTCGCCTTTGCCATGAATCATGAGCCTATCCCGTTTGAGGAGCGTCAGGCTATCCCCGAACAAACTGAGGTACAGCCTGCCTGATACGATTGCGACCTTAGGTCCGCTTTTTCATTCCACATCCTGCACGGTCACAATAGCGCCCTGCACAGTGATACATCCGCTATCGCAGTCGTACACAACGGTATCGCCGTCCATGCGGAGGATGCCGATGAAACCGGCATGGGTTTCTAGCAGGTCCCCGGTCTGGGAGTAGATGCGCATCACGCGCTCACAGCCGTTGTCATGGATGACGATGTCACTGCCGACATAGTTGTAGTAGCAGATCAGGCAGAACAGGCACACGATGGCACATACGACCAGAACGTAATGCAGGAGCGCATGGGTTACAGTCAGGACCTTTTTCCAGTTGATATCCATATACATTCCTCCTATATGGGTCGATTAGTAGCCACTGCCGGTCTTTCGGTCGTGACAGGGTTTGCAGAGCGGGTTCCAGTTGTTTTCGTCCCAGAACAGCCGCTTGTTCCCACGATGAGGGATGATGTGGTCAACAACGGTCGCTGGGGTGAGCTTGCCTTCGCGCAAGCACTCCGCACACAGCGGATGCCGCTGGAGGTACGAACGCCTGGCCCTTCGCCACTCAGCGTTATACCCTCGCGCATCAGCACCGCCGCGAACACGGTCGGTGCTGTACTGCTGGTGTTCCCGACAGTAGACATCGCTGTCACAGAGGTTGGGGCATCCGGGAAAACGGCATGGGCGGCTTGGTGTTCTTGGCATATCGGTCACCTCACCAGTCCAGCGTGAGCATGTCACGCACATCGTAGATACTGCCGCCGCCCAGGTTCTTCATAGCTCGATCCAGCGCCATAACCAGAGCAACCGCGCCATCGATCTTTTCCGTGGATTTCTCCTTGTCGAGCTTGATATTGCCAGCAGGGTCGGTACGGACGAAGGCATTGTCCATGTTCCAGCGGAGGATCGGGTTGCCGCCGTGGTTCAGCTTGTGTTCCAGAACGATGCGCATGAGTTCCTTGGTCGGCGGCGACATATCCTTGAATCCCTGACCGAACGGGATCATGGTGAACCCATCGTCCTGCAGGGTCTGAACCATCATGCTGGCATTCCAACGGTCATAGGCGATCTCGCGGATGTTGTAGCGCTCTGCCAGCTGGCAGATGAACTGCTCGATGAAGCCGTAATGAACGACATTGCCTTCGGTCGTGATGATGAACTTCTGCTTTTCCCAGACATCGTACATGACGTGGTCGCGCCGGACGCGCAGCGGAAGCGTATCTTCGGGAAGCCAAAAGAATGGAAGAACGGTATAAGAGCCATCTTCGTCGTTCGGCGGAAAGACCAGCACCAGAGTTGTAAGGTCGCTGGTGGAGGAAAGGTCAAGCCCTGCATAGCAGGCGCGGCCTTCCAGTTCCATGAGGTCGAGCCGTCCGCCGCATTCATCCCATTTGTCCATCGGCATCCAGCGGATGGACTGCTTGACCCACTGGTTGAGTCGAAGCTGACGGAACATGTTCTCATCCGCTGGGGCTTCAAGCGCTTTATGGTAAGCATCCCGGACTTTTTCAATGGAGATCGTGTGTCCGAGGGACGGATTGGCGCGGTACCAGTTCTTTTCATCCTGCCAGTCTGCGTCGTCGGGCAGGCCGAACAGCACGGGGTAAAAACGAGGGTCAGCCTTCCTGCCTTCGATGATGTCCAGCGCTTTCTGATGGACTTCCCAGCAGATGGAGTTGCGGTCGGTACCGGCTGTCGTCAGGAAGAACCAGAGCGGCTGCTTTCGAGCATCGCCGGAGCCCTGAGTCATTACGTCATAGAGGGCGCGGGTCGGCTGCGTATGAAGCTCATCGAAGATGCAGGCGGAGACGTTCAGACCGTGCTTGGTGGCGACCTCGGAGGAAAGCACCTGATAGATGCTGCCCGTGGGCTGGTACACCATGCGCTTCATGGACGGGATGATCTTGATGCGCTTGCTGAGTGCCGGAGACTGTTTAACCATATCGACAGCGACATCAAAAACGATGGCTGCCTACTGTCGATCGGATGCGCAGGAGTAGACCTCTGCTTTCCATTCATCATCATTGGCTAGCATGTTCAGCGCAAGCGCCGCACCAAGCTCGGACTTGCCGTTTTTCTTGGGGATCTCAATATAGGCGGTATTGTACTGCCTCTGATCTGGATAATCGTCGCGCATCGTGCCAAACACGTCTGCGACGATTTTTTTCTGCCAAGGCAGCAGAAGAAAGGGCTTCCCGTGAAATTCACCCTTGGTATGTTTCAAACATTCGATAAAGCGGATGACACGTTCCGCCTTCTTTTCATTGAAGGCCATGTTACCACCCGCCTTTCAGAATGGATTCCATCGGGTCGTCGGCAGAGCCGTCCTCACCGCCGCTGTTGGCGATGATGCGGCTGCGCGTAGCTGGGGTTAGCCCGAACTCGGAGCAAAAGGACTGCATGATTTTTAGATTCTGCTGGGCAATGCTGACCTGCGGCACCTGCTGTACATAACCGGACGGCGTCTGGAAGATGGAACCATGCTGGGAGATGAACTCCTCGGCTTCCTTCCATCTTGCATAAGCCTGGCAGTAACCAGCAAAAGCGGTAATGTCAACGATCGTCAGGACACCCATCGCTTCAAGGGATGGAGCAAGCCGCTTCCATTCCTTTTTCGCTTCGGCTTCGAGCCACGCTGGGCATCGGAGCGTGGCTTTCGGCGGCATCGGTTCATGTTCGTTGAGCGGACGCTTGCCGGGGTTGCCTTCGAGCGCTTTGAGCGCTGTCGGCTTTGGCTTTCGGCCTCGTGTAGCCATCCGGCATTCCTCCTTTCCATGTTATCGGGGTACGAAAAAAGCACCCAGAGACTTCTGAGTGCCTGAAATATGGGACTGTGAGATTATTGTGCGGGTTCCATAAGGTCAATGGGCTGGCAGCCTAACGCATTGGCAAGGCTGATAACAGACGCGGCGGATGCTTCGTTGATGTTATTGCGGCGCTGCTCATACAGTTGGATCATTCGAAGCGTAACACCGGAGTGCTCACTAAGCTCCTGCTGGGTGAACCCTCGGGCTTTGCGGATGGCCTTCAGTCTGGTGGGCTGCGCGTTCATTGCAGAGGCAATGATGCTATCCGCGACTTCAATAAATTTACTGATGTCCGCCTCATGCAGAATATAGAGCGACTGCACCTTGGACGGGGTCAGTCCGCCGCGCACAAGGTCCGAAAAACGCAATCCTGTGAACCATTGGTAATGAGCCAGTGCCCATGCCGCCCAATATACGGCATCCTTATCAAGAGACTGTGTGGCTTCGATAGACGGACGGGTGCCGGTGGTCTGAAACACCACTTCACGAGCCAGTTCAATGCCGGAAAGTCCCGCAATATATTTGGGATTTCCGCTGCCGAACTGCTCCGCAAGACCCGACAGGATGAACCAGTTGAAGAAGGTATCCGCATCATAGCCACAGTCGTTGACCGCGTACGCAAGCATATCGCCGAGGTTATCGGCGGCATCATTTAAGTATGATTCGTTGTAAGCGTGTGTCATCATTCTGCCATCTCCCTCTGAGAATATCCATCATATATACTTCGTTTTCTGCCGCAGGATTGCTTCTGGAACGACGGAATTCTTCGCGGGCTGCGGTATCGCGGGCCATGCGCTTTGGATAGTAGATCGTACCGTCCGCCGGATGGCTGTCAATAAAGCTGAGCCGGTTGAAAGCCCGCTTGCTGATAGGGACAATCTGGATACCCAGTTTGCCCAGCACCATTGCCTTTTCCAGCCGGGAAAGTGAAATGGTGTTGTTGAGAAAGGCATTTGCAAAGGTAAAGTAGGAGTCGTCTGCCCGATAGCCGATGATGACGTCCTTGTCGCGATAGGTAGGCTTAAAGGTAGACAGCATATAGTCCTTTGCGTCAGCCGCGAGATCGCTGCTTACCTTAAAGGTGCGGTTCTCCAGCAGAATGGCCAGCCAGTTCAGAATATGATAATCGCCGTCAGTGAGGTTCATGACGCTCAAATCGGTCATGTCAAATTCATACTGATTGGCAAATCCACCGTTTTCCGTGGTACAAGCCCATTCCTTGGCAAGTTCTATGGATTCAGAGCAATAAAAGCCCATGCCATAGTCATTATGCGCATTGCCGAAGCCGAATACAGGCTTACGGATGATATTCGGGGAACCATGAAACAAAACCATATCATCATCCTCCTATCGTTAAAACGATAGTTTTCGTTCCGAATTGATTATATCGCTTTAACGATAGTTTGTCAAGTGAATACTTGCGGAACGACTTGCTGAAAGGTCATTTTCTGCCCGTCACGCAGCACAGAAATGCTGTCCGCACCATATTCGGTGGCATAGCGCGTGACGATGACTGAGGCATAGCGCGGATCAAGTTCCATCGTGCGGCAGACGCGATCAGTCTGTTCACAGGCCATGAGTGTACTGCCAGAGCCGCCGAACAGATCCATCACCACACCGTTAGGCGCGGAACTGTTCTTAATCGGATAAGCCAGCAACGGGATGGGCTTCATGGTCGGGTGTTCCTTGGAGTGCTTCGGCTTATCAAAGTTCCAGACTGTGGTCTGCTTGCGGTCGGAGAACCAGCGATGCTTGCCGTTGGGCATCCAACCGAACAATACCGGCTCGTGCTGCCACTGATAGGGACTTCTTCCAAGAACGAGAGAGTTTTTGACCCAGATGCATACGCCGCTGATGTGGAAGCCGGCTTCCTTGAAGGCACGACGGAAGTTTAAGCCTTCCGTATCCGCATGGAAGATATATGCGGAACCGCCTTCTGCCATATGAGCCGCCATATTGCGAAATGCCGCCAGAAGGAATTCGTAGAACTTCTCATCTGCCATGCTGTCGTTCTGAATGGATTTGCCGTCAGCAGATTCATACGCCACGTTGTAGGGCGGGTCGGTCACGACCAGATTGGCTTTAAGCCCGTCCATAAGGAGATCGACATGGTTTGGATTGGTACTGTCGCCGCAAACCATTCTGTGCCTGCCCAGTGTCCAGATATCGCCCGGTAGAACAAAGGGTTGCATGGATTCTGGGGTGATATCGCAGTCATCATCCTTGACGTTCTTATCGTGAACTTTGGAGAAGAGATCATCTACCTCAGCGGCATCAAAGCCTGTCGCTCCTACATCATAGCCGGACAACTGGAGGTCAGAGAGCAGGTCAGCCAGGGCTTTCGGCTCCCATTCACCGACCGCTTTGTTGAGCGCGATATTGAGCGCCTTTTCATCCTGCGGGTTTTCGATATGCACGACTACGCAGTCGATCTCGGTCGCACCTTCCGCAGCCAGCACTTTGTAGCGTTGATGGCCGCCCACGATGTTGCCGGTCACTTCGTTCCAGATAACTGGATCGACATAGCCGAAATCGTGCAGGCTTCGCTTGATTTTTTCATATGCCGGATCACCGGGCTTGAGGTCCTTGCGAGGGTTGTACTTTGCGGGCTTGAGCGCGGAGACTGGCATTCTTTTGATCGTCATTTCGGTAATCATAGGTCCTCCTTGCTGCCTTCAACAGGGCGGCTTTTTGCGTTCCGGGGGCTGAATACCCCGGGCCCCCAATTTCGCGGAATTTTACGCGAGAGGGGGCGGCGGTCTCCTGGGGATACCGCCAGGGTTCGAGGCCCCCCTAGGCTCCACACACTTCTCCACGGCGAAGTGTACCTTGGCGAGGGCGGCGGCGGGTCGCGGGTCGGGCGGCAGGTGGCGTCCCAGGGGACGGCTGCGGAGCGCGGA